ACTGCGGCAGTGCTGTTTGCGAAATATCCAAGTTCTACCCAGAGTGGTGTTGTTTGTGTTAAGGTTGGTATAACAAGCACAGGAGCGGCGGCGTCAAGCTCAACACAAATACAAGTTATTAGTTCACGCGGTACAAGTTTAGCCGCACCGCTTTACGTTTCGGGTGGTTGGGATTTGAGCACGCAAACGCAAACAGGTGTAACGAACTTTAAACAGATGCACGGGACGTTTGCTAATAGATATGGATATGGATTATACGCCACAGGAAAAAGTTATTTTAGAATTGAGAAATGTGGATTTTTTAGATATGGTTATGGCATAAACTTAGTGTCGTCCAGCAACTATAACACTATCACTGCGGCAACGTGCAACTCGAACGGCAATTCCGGTATTTACCTCATTTCCGCCAGCAACTATAACACTATCACTGCGGCAACGTGCAACTCGAACGGCTACGGTATTTTCTTCAACAGCTTGAACATCGGCAACACTATCACTGCGGCAACGTGCAACTCGAACGGCATTTCCGGTATTTACCTCATTTCCGCCAGTAACACTACGGTATCTACGGTAACATGTAACTCGAATAGTACTTCTGGTATGAATATCAATACTGCCAGCAACTATAACACTATCACTGCGGCAACATGCAACTCGAATAGCTACGGTATTTACCTCATTTCCGCCAGCAACTATAACACTATCACTGCGGCAACATGCAACTCGAATAGCTACGGTATTAAAATTGAATCAAATGCGCGTGATAATGTAATTAACACGGCAACATGCAACTCGAATAGTTTAAATGCTTTTTACACAGATGATAGTTTTGGAAATATAGTAAATAAATTCAGCGGAACGGGAAATGTAGGGGTAACGCAAGGCTCGACGGTTCCGATACTGGAAATGCCGTCGCTTTCAATCCAATATTACAACGCAAAGGGAGCGAACAAAAATTGGTTCTACCAAGGTATAACGGAATCTAATACAGCGGAAGCAGACGGTGGAAGTGGGACGTGCTTGCATTACGACCCATCGAGTGCTACGCTATATATGTCGCATTCATTTTTATTTAAAGCAGTTGATAATACAGCATATACAATTACAGCGAAAGTGAAGAAGAAAAATAGCTTTAATGGTGACGTGCAAGGTGCGGTATTCTTCTTAGGCGTACCTGTGATAGATTGGACGGCTATTACGCCAACTAATGCGGACGCTTATGAAACAAAGACGTTTAATGTAACAAGCGGAATGGTGACTGATAATAGCTGTTTAGAGCTACGGATTAAAGTACGTGGAACGGCAGGGGATATTTATGTAGATAGTTTGGCGGTGAGCTAATGATAGACGGAACGCTAACGACATGGTTTAACGGAAGTCCAATAGTTCCAAACACAGCGACAGAACCACTTGATACATGGTTTAACGGACAGCCATATACTTTGATATACTTAGACGCCGCTCCGCCAGTGGCGAGCCATATAAAGACATGGAACGGAGTACCGAGAGCGCACATAAAGACATGGAACGGCATACCGATTGCCAATATAAAGACATGGAACGGAATAGCATAACGATAAACAAGGGGAGAGCGGATGATTTTAGCAGCAGCACCGGCAACAGGGATAGGCATTTCAGAGACAATGATATTAGGTATATTAAACGTATTTGCAATAATATATGTAGTATATCTTAATGTCAAATTAACGAACGAAAAAGCGGACGATGAAAAACACTTACAGGAACATAGTGAAATGAACAAGACTATAGCACAGCATACTAAAGATATACAGATGTGTGACCATGAAATAAATAATTTTAAACAGGTCATGGATGCTAAATGTGAAACTGATTCAAAGAATACGACATTACTTATACAGATAAAATGCGGATTGCAGGCGTTGATGGTAAAAAACGACGTTGACCCAAAATCATACTTTAATTAACCAATGCTTCGGATCAAAATAAGATGGAACAGCTTATTGTAGATATAGTAGTATCGCCAAATCACCTAAAGGCATGGAAAGTAAACATTAACAAATATGTAAACGGGATATTCGTATCGAGCGAACCGTCTAATTTAGACACAGAAGAAATAGAAAGACGAGCCAGAAGAACCTACGGCAAGTATTTTAGAAGGTTCATAATTCAAACTACACCAGGAGAACGATGTGACAGTATCACCAAAGATGAAGACGATTCTTAAATATACAGCGGCATTGATAGCAGGAGCTATCTGCTTTGCAACATTGACGCAATTTATAGCATACTTCGAAGTAGCGAAAACATTCATAGCGAGTTCGGTACTCGTAATGTTCATGGCTACGGTGTTTATATTCCTTTTTAAATGGGCGGGGATATATAATACATTCACCGAAGACAAAGATGTCAATTTAAGCCCATGGGAAATTATCGCGAATGCAGCCATTATTGTAGTTATAATATTGGCATTAAGTATAATAATGGGAGCTATATTATGCGGAGCGTTTTTAGGAGTATAATTATAATTGCCACGATGCTCCTGACATGGCAAGGGGGACTTCTATCGCAACACAGGGTGGAAGTCCCCTGTTATTATGATGTAGCTGTTTTATCAGCCCAGCTTTTAGATAAAGATATGGGCTTGAAAGAAACTACCGGACATAACGACGGAGCGCACATAAAGCTGTATATGCAGGCTGTAGGTTTGAATTACAATAAGCATTATCCGTACTGCATGGCAGGGCAATACTACTACTTTAAAACCGCCGCGGATTCGCTTCACAAACCGCTTGTATTGCTTCGTACAGCCTCAACCATTAAAATATACGAATGGGCGCAGAAAAACGGCATACGGACGATTTATGAGGCAAAAGAGAACGATTTGGTAGTATGGAAGACCCTGAATGAATCAAGCGGACACGTAGCACGAATAAAGCAAGTATTGGACAGAGGAAATATCATTACTTGGGAGTGCAACACCGGCAATGGAATGACGGGAAGCCAGCGAGAGGGCAATGGCAATTACATACGCAAAAGAAATTTATTTACTCCTTTAGGGAGAATGAGAATACGAGGATTAATAGGATTAAAATATGGCTATCCGAAGACAACCGAAAGAACCACCTTCACAAACGAGAATAAGTGTTCAAGACACCTATGATGCTAGCACGCCGCAAGGCACAGCGCAGATAAATGAAGAATTTAGAAGGATACAGCTAGGCGTCAATACTATGGCAGACAAGATAGATTCAATTGACCCAAAAGTTGCGTCTATTGAAAAAGCTATAACTCCACCCGTAGGCGGTCGCGGAGGCGATTCGCCTTTGTATAATTATGTCAATAATGTATTTAACAGCGGCATTCTTGAAAAGGGAGAAAAAGGAGATAGTGGAATATCAGGACAGAACGGCAAGGATGGGTTCGTAGCTGATTATTTCGGTATAGAAGTACAAACTGACTTGACCGATTTGAGTGCTGTTTACCCTGATTATAAAACCAATAAGATTAATTTTGTTAATCCAAGCGGCGATCTGCCTTTGACCTATATAGAAACTCCGATACATTTTAGCGGGAGTATGGCAAGCGATGAGGCGTTATGGCAGTTGCATACAGGAGCTAATGATACGCGCTATAGAGCGAATATAAACGCTGTGGCTTATGTTGATTTATCCGGCATAACGGATACTATAGAAACTTGGATGAGCGGCTATGACTTCTCCGGCGTGCTAAGTGGTTTTATAGAGAGCGGCATCTATATCAGCGGATTGGACGCTGGCGGAATAGAAGTACAGATTAATTCGAGTGATATTCCTGGATGGCAAGTACCATATAAAATCAGCAAGGTTGACTTTATAGACGGAACTAACCTGCCAGACGACTATGTTATTTCAGAGGTTATTTGGAGTGGCGAGATAGTTGACGATACTGTGTTGTGGCAAGCGGCGACAGGAGGTAGTGATTCGAGATACAGCTCCGAGATAAAAGGATTTGTATTTGTCGATATGTCGGGAATAAAGAGCGGTGTAGATACTTATATAAGCGGCAACAATTGGAGCGGATATTTCAGCGGTGCCTTATTGAGCGGAGAAAAAGGAGACAAGGGCGACAAGGGTGATAAAGGAGACACAGGTGAATCCGGCTATACTCCAAGAAAGAATATAGATTATTTTGACGGAACGAACGGTACAGACGGCACAGATGGAACTAATGGCAGCGGAGCGGCAAGCGAAGACAAGGGCTGGATTTGGTATTTTACTAAAGTAGAATCAGATATACCACAATATTTTTTATTCGATTGCAACAGACCAGATGATTTATGGGCACCTGGAACAGGTAACGTAACACGAGGCAGTGGCGATATATACGTCGATAGCAGTTATAGCGGAAATATTAATAGATTGGATATACAAGGTAATCCTAATTATGTAGGTCAATTAGGTTATGACGGATGGTCGGGATACCATGGGAAAATTAGCCCTTGGGATTCACATTCCGGTTGGATAACACCAAGTGGATTCCCAGTATCACAATTATCTCACGTAGGCAATTGGTTCGCAAATGTAATCATTGGCCATACGTTATCAGATTACGATTTGACTTTTTGGCGATACGGGATTGGCGGAACAGAAACGTTAATAGATTATATATGGATACCACCGCTACCTGTTGATATAACACATTCGGGTTATGACTATAGTTACAGATGGCATTACAAACAGCACCAAGTAGAGAAAAAATTCAATTGCGAACATTGGAATAAATATGATAGATTGGTTGTCAAAATAGGGATTCGGAACGATAAAGACGACCATGATACAGAAGCATCTCCGCCTGCGTTGACTACAGGCGGCGTAATGAGAAATTATCCGCAGTATGACGCTGGTGATAATAGCGTCCCGCCGGAACATTTGAGTTATCCCGCTTTATACGAAGATAATACGGTTTACGACCCTGACCAAATATTAACGACTTACGAACCTTCACATATACGCATGCCGATACCGGAAGCGTGGTTAGGAGGAGACGGGAACTTAGGTATAACAACATGGCATTGGCAACAACCGAACAACAGACATTTAGTTTCCGGCATACCGCCTCTAAACGAAGATTCAGAACCTTATAAAGTTGATTCTTTGGAGTGGAAAGATGCGGCTTTGCCTGTAACGCCATCGCCGCTTCTTGATGTGTATATAAAATACTTCCCGCATAGCGAAATAGAGTTAATAACGCCTACGAGCACACCGAGTTATCGAACAGTAATAGAATCAAGCGGTTACTTCACGCGTGGCGTAATAGAAGACGTGATTTATGATTCCGCAAGGCATGGTATAACCTCGCTACATAATGAGCAATTAATTAGCGGCTCTTTTCCCGGCACAGATGTAGCACAACATACGGTAACGTTGAATTGGCAGGACATCAAAGATGAAACCGGATTGCCTACTGTTCCTGTAGCTATAAATTTTTATCATAATATAGAAGACGAACCTTATGCAGGTTATCAAAATGACGTTGACCCTGAGTTTAGAGTTACTACTTGGGCGAGCGGACATATATTCAAACAGGACATTTTCGATGTTATCGCCGGCGGCACAGAAGAAGAAGTTGACCCATTTTTCCATGCTTGGGACAAAGCGGCGCATGACATAGTAGTTACAGCAAGCGGTTTTGATGGTAATTTGACAAGCGGCGATACTAATGTACAGTTGTGTATGCAAAAGCTGGATGATTTGAGTTTTGCAAAACCAGACTTAGTGAATGTCGAAACAATAACAGGAACAAAAACTTTAGCCGTAACTGACAAAACATTCCAATATATTAATTCAGCGGCATCCAATATAGTCAATTTACCAAACGCCGGCATGACAGAAGGCAAGCGATTCCATATATTGAATACTATGACATTTACATCAACTAATTATCTCGAAATACAATTCAACGGTGTTTCATACAGTCATAAATTATATCCAAATGCTTCGATTGATGTTGTCTTTAATGGTGCTACATGGCAATATACTGACGAGAATTATGGATATAACGTTATTATTGGTAAAACAGCGACAGGATATGGCTTTAGCACAACGATAGGATACGGTGCGACAGGTGGCAATAGTAGTGTGGCCTACGGGACATATAGTACAGGAGAAGATTATAGTGCGGCGTTTGGTTATGGTGCTATTGCTTCAAATTATAACACGGCATTAGGCAACTATGCGCGTGCCAATGAACTTAAAATGGCAGTAGCCCTTGGATACAAGACAGTTAGCCAGAGGCAGGGGGAATTTGCTATCTGTGCTGATGGTGTTGACCCTAATAAAAAAATACGTAGTCAAGTTAGTTGGTATGGAAATACAACAAACGCGACACAAACCGAGCTATTTCTTGGCGGAGAGGCATCCGTTCGTTGCGTATTGTTGCCAAAATCAGCCATAAAATTTAATATTGATGTCATAGCATTAAAAAGTAACGGAACGCAAGGAGCAAGCTATCGAATAGAGGGCATTATTCGTCGGGATAATGTTGATAATGTAGTATTCGTTGGAACTCCGACAATATTTATAATTGGCGAAGACGACCCGACTTGGAGCGCGATAGTAGAAGCCGACGCTACTAATAAAGCATTGGTGGTAAAAGCAACAGGCGTAGCAGGGACAACAATCACTTGGCATGCGGCAGGATATTTTACAGAAGCGAGATTATAAGGAACAGATAGATGAGCAAAAAGGCTTTATTAAAAGACGATACTACAGCAGAAGCAGATTGGTTCGACGTAGGAACTATGGTAGGCGAATTTACATCCGGTTTTTATTCAGGAACGCCGCCAGAGCAAGTTAATTCTGATTGGAATGCGACATCGGGCGTAGCAGAGATACTAAACAAACCTATAGAATGGTTTAAAAGATACACTATACCACCGATGGCAGTAGGAGCGAATGGCAGCCCGTTGATATGGCCAATACCATTGGCAGGCACTTTGCCATACAGCGGTTTTTATCAGGTGGACGGCTTTATAAGATTTAAAGAATATTCTTCTTATTGGAACGATAATCCTTTGGTACATGCAAGTACAATCGGTGCGCAAACGTTTTCAATATATAATGACCCGCTCGGTTCACCATTACGCGAATTATTGGACGTAAGTCCTGTAATAGAAGTAGTCGGAGTAACAGACCCGCCTAAGCTATACAACACTAGTTTACAAGGTTCTGCTATACTTGAAGTAACAGGAACAAACGTATTGTTTGTTAAATTAGAGTTGCCGAATTGTCAGTACCATGCTAATGAAGTGTTAGGCGGTTATGTACACGTCGAATACCTTGGAACTACAGAATATTAAAAGAAAAATTAATTTTTGTTCATAAACCAACAAAATACAATAATATAAAAAATAGTAAAACGTCAAGTAAATTTTGACACATTTTTAATAATAGGAATAGAATTTTTACATACAGGAGCAACTAATTAAATGAAATTCAGAAGTAACGATGAAATGATACGAATGTACGAAGCGATGGCAGAGAATGTTCCCGCAACCGGACAGCCGCAAAGGATTATAGAGATTGGCTGTAGAAACGGTGAAGGGACTGTAGCATTAGCGAAGGCTCTTAAAGCAAAGGGCGTTCACTACGGCATTCTCGCTTTCGACCAGAACGAGTTCGCTATCACACAGGCAAAGAAAATCGAAGGATACGAGGAACTTAACATTAAGTTCGTGAGAAAAGATTTAGACAACTTAGAATACGACAAACTCGAAAAATCAGACTATATATTTATACTCGACAGAGATGAGTATATAAGCCCAACAACAGAAGAAATCGAAACATTACAAAAAAAGTGTAGCAATTTACATATTTTGACATCTCCGGCTAACGCAAGACGCAATCCGCTTTATAAAAAATGGTACGGCAGGATGATAGATAGGCAGACAGGCAAAGCATGCTATATGCCACATGATTTTATTAATGAAAACTACTTGTGCGATGCGTGTTTAAACGTACAAAAGCAAGAAACAGATGTGATTATGGACTGCGAAGTCCTTGGCAGACCAACCTTATTAGCTTACATTGTTTCAGCGGGCAGAAGTGAGACTACATTGCCATTGGCTATAACTTCAATCTTAAACAGCGAAGTATTGCCGGACGAATTTATTTTGATAGACGATAATCCTCCTAGTGAGCGTATCAACTATCAAGAGCATCCAATGTATCAATACATAACAAAAATGCTGTGGCAGCGAGGTATAGCCTTCAGAATGGCATTCACGCCAGGCGGTACAGGACAGACAGTACAGCATCAGCATATACTCAAAACCGAAGGTACGAAATTCGATTATATATTGAGATTAGACGACGATTGTATATTAACACCGGACGCTATAGGCAACATGCGCTGGAAATTAGATATTGACGAAAACGAAGAAATCGGAGCTGTAGCGGGGCAGGTTTGGATACCAGGTTCGAACAGGAAACAGCCAAAATGGGCGAAAGGACTATTAAGCACACACGAACACGTGACACCGCAATGGTATCAGTTAGACGAAGATGTTTACCCTGAGCATTTGCATTGTAGTTTTATGTACAGAACAAACGCGGCTTTGGCAAGCGAAGGCTATCCCGAAGGTTTGTCTCCTGTGGGACATACAGAGGAAACTCAGTTTAGCTACAACATATTCAAAACCGGCAAGAAATTAGTAGTGTTAAAAAATACTATCATGTATCACTTAAGATACCCTTCCGGCGGAATACGCAACAGCAAGGCTACTGACCCTTACAGGCAATATTGTTTTAAAGCGGACGGAGAAGCATTCAGTAGGTACAGAGCGGCAAACGGCCTAGTTGTTTTAAAAGACAGTATATTATGCTTCTTATCATTCGCTAAGGGCGACGCTTTGATGTATAGTATGGCTATGCCTAAGATTATAGATTATTGGAAAGAGCGCGGAAAGAAGGTTATTGTTTCTACAGATTGGAAGGAATTGATAGAAGAAATCGGTGAGCAGGAGAATGTAGAGTATATTACTTTAGAAGAAGGCGCAATGTGTCACTTTGCTAAAAATTCGATATATCATTGGATGGCAATGGTGAATTGGCAAGGCAGTTTTGTTGACGGTATGGTAGAAATGTACACCGAGAAGTATGACGAGGGATATATCCATGGCGATTAAATATGAAGATATGTATAAGCTGTGGAGCAAGCATCAGATCATGCGTAACAAGGGCGGCAATCTGTGGAATCCCGACGGAAATATGTACCAAGGAATGATAGATTTATGCGCTAAGGCTAAAGAATTAAACGGGCAAATGGAGACTATCTTAGAAATCGGTAGTTTTATGGGTGAGAGTATGTATCTAATTTGCAAGGAATTAAAACCTTTGATATTTATATCTGTTGACCCGTATTTTAACGAAGACCTTGGCAGTACTTGGAAAAGCCCCGAAGAATTTATGCTTATAGAGAACGCTTGTAATAAAGTTATAGAATATGTTAAACAGGAATACGGAACTACAGTAATCAAAATCCGAGGCACAAGTGATGACGCGGTTAAAGTTATTAATACGCTTCAGATTTGCATAGACATGATATACATAGACGGAGCACACGACTATATTAACGTGTTAAATGATTTACGCAATGCTAAACATATCGACTTCAAATATCAGTGTGTTTTAGCCGGACATGATTATGTGTTGCAGGATGTCAAAGATGCTTTAGAGAAGGTTGATATAACAGACGACAAAATTCACCATTTTGCAGATGATTCTTGGATGCTTAAGGAGTGTATGGAATGAGCGCAACAATAGAAGAATTAAAACAATTGTGGCGCACAACACCATGTCCGATGCGAACACAAGCACATGATACACGTGGTTTAACTGATATGCTGCAACAAGCACAGAAAATATTACCACGACCTATCAAAGCATTCGTAGAAATAGGCAGTTACTCCGGCGAAGGGATGTACACGATATGCGAAGCATTGAAACCCGATATATATATAACAGTTGATCCTTATGAGAATGGATATTGCGAGGACGATGTCGCAAGCAGAACGGACTTGTTGAGACCCGAATTAGTGCTAAATGAAGTCATCAAGGCGGTGCGGGAGCAATTTGGAACAGAAACTATAAAAATACGCGGAACTTCGACAAATATGGTTGAGGTACTAAATAAATTAAATATCGAAGTGGATATGTTTTATATAGACGGCGACCATTCTTATGTAGGCGTATATACAGATATGTTAAATATTAAAAACTACACCAAGAAAAGACCATATATATTAGCTGGACACGATTACGTCCACGACAGATGGGATGTGCCGACGGTATGCGAAAATTTCGGCTATCCATCTGATAAATTACTAATTTACGAAGATACTTCGTGGTTGGCAAAGGAGCCTGTATGATTCTGTTGACGTGTTCGAGCTATAGTGCCGATGTCTATAGATTATTTGACACTTTTAGGCAATACAACTCTACCGATAAAATTATTTGGATTTTGGCAGATAAACAACCATTAAGCGTTAGCGACACGGGGTTAATAAAAGAATATTTCGGCAATATGGATATAATATATTACTATGCAAAGAATGGATTTTGGGGTGCTCTGCCATGTCTCCAGCAACCGCAATGGGAAGCGATAACACAAGTGGCATATACATTATCAGACAACGAAACAATATTGAGATGCGATGGTAACGACGTAGTGATACAGAAACTATGTACATTTGGAGATATACCAGACAGTCATATATATTGCGGCTATGAAGGGATGTTGTACAAAGATAATAATTGTTGTACTGGTTGGTTTGATACGGCTAAACGAGAAACATACAAAAATAGTCCCGTCGTAAACTCCGGTGCGCTTGTTATGAACGGCAAAACATTTAAAACATTGTCTTCAGAAATGGCTTATGGTAACAATCCAGGTATATATTCTGACCAAAATCTATTACAATGGGTATGTGACAAATTGAATATCAAATTAATAAACAATCCTGAAATATTAGCGGTTTATAATAATAAATATCATATCAATAACGATAAATTGCATCATAACAGCAAAATAGTAACAATAGCGCATTTTAATGGGCGACACATGTTTGAACATCTAAAAAACACTATGGAGAAATTATTTTCTACAGAAAAATGCCTTTCTATAGAAAAACAAATATTAGGATATAACTTATGAAACTAATAACTTGTTCGAGCTACGACATAAAAGCATATAAACTATTTGACACTATAAGAAGGCATGACAATGATTTTCGTATAGATTGGTTAATAGCAGACCCTAAAGGAACGCTAAACGAAGAACAATGCGGGAAGATACAACAATATTTCGGTAATATGACAATAGAAAGCAGAAAAGTAGATAAGTTGTTTTGGGAGCCTACGCAATGCTGGTATAGAGCACGCTGGGATTGGTTTTATCAAATCAGCAGTAATTACGAAGACGACGAAACAATTATCCTGTGCGATACATTTGATGTGTTATTTCAGGATAAACTTAAAGACATAAAAATAGAAGACGACGTAATATACTTATGCGACGAAGGGATAAAACACAAAGACAGTACATGGTGTATGAACTATTGGGGCGGGAAATATAAAGAAATATACGGTGGCGAGCCGGTTTATAACGCAGGCGTGTTGACTATGAATGGCAAAACCTTCAAGAAAGTTACACGACTAATGCTTACTACTGACGCGACAGGGATAACCGTTGATCAAAACTTACTTCAACATGTCTGCTATACAAATAATATTAAATTAATAAACGACGAGCGTGTCGCTATCATGCAATATCAAAAAGCGTATGATACTATGAATAATAAAGTGATATTATACAACGACTTATTCGCCTATATTCCCGCTATACTACACATGTGCGGCATGTACGGAAAGAGCTGGATGGTTGAACTATACGAACAGCTCTACCCTGTTGCACGATGCGAGATGCACGAATACAAAATAGACAACGAAAAACCATACAAACCATACTTGACCGGATGCTACTTTAGTACTAAGAATAGAAAACACAGGCTTTGGACGGCTTTGTTAAGCATATTGACGCAATCGGTTCTGCCGGACTATATTTGTATTTATAACGACGGCGAACCTTATGATATGATGCAGGATTACGATATGTCTATGATATTGAGATTAGCACTTCGCAAAGGCGTAACGATAGAGCACAAAGAGGGCGATAAGAAACATCAGACATATAACCATAACCGAGCAACGTATGAAATGCCGACTGACTATATAATACGATTAGATGATGACGGCTTTGCAGAGAACAATTTAGTCGAAACTTTTGTAGATGCGCTTAATAACGACGGAGACAGCCTGTACGGTTGTGCTACCAAATGGGCGCATAAGATGATACCTTACGACCCAGACAACAAGAATACGTTTGACGCGGAGACCTTGGAGAAGAATTTCTTATCTACTACAGAGTTTGATAAAGTATTTACAGAACCTGTACAAGTAGGATTCTTGCACGGGCATTGTTTTGCATTTAAGAAAGACGACAAACTACACCAACCGGACTGGTCATTAGAGATGACAGTCTGCGAAGATACTGCTTTTTGTTTAAGAGCTACGCAATCAGGAAAGAAGTTGTTTGTTATACCGACAACGACATATTGGCATTTACAGCCGGTACAGACAATGAGTCAGGACAACACAAAAGCATCAGAATATTTAATACCAATACACACAGGAGCATAAAATGATAAAAATTAATATTGAACAAGAGACCAGCCAGAAATACGCGATGAAAGAGATTATGTCGCAGGCGAAAGGCACAGGCGACTTGCCGGAGGGCGATTACATACTAATAATGCCTTTTGCAAGTTCATGGCAGGACAAAGAGGGTAAATGGCACGAGAACGCTAAGAATTATCCTTATTGGAACGAGCTTGTAAAAGCTATTAAACTAACATTCCCTAAGCTAAAAGTTATTCAAACGGGTTTAGGGATGGAGCCGGCTATAGATGGCATAGACGAGAAAAGACCGGATTTGACGTTACAACAAATGAGAGATTTATTACTTGGCTCGAAGACTTTTATATCGAGCGACACTTACTTGCAACACGCGGGAGCAAAATACGGGAAGCGCGGTATAGTTCTTTGGGGGCAAAATAACCCTAAGCATTTTGGACATAAGTTGCACGAGAACCTATATGCTAATTCACAGTTCTTTAGAAAAGAGACATGGGCTGTATGGCAGGGCTATCCGAGAAACAATGAGAGTTTTGTTAGACCAGGCGTTGTTCTTGCGGCTTTGAAGGAAGAACTAAAGAGGCAAAAGCCGGCACCAATACCAATAGACGAAGCATATCCTCCTATTCCAGGGGTAAGCTGGGCACCTAAATTCGCTAAGGAATTAAGAGGGGATGCAAATACGACACCTGGGACGATTACGACGGCTGCTCTTGACACCAAAGAAAAAGAAATTACTTTAAAAGAATTAGCTGTAGAAGTACATTAGCGATGAAGAACATTAATATGAAAACGACATTGATAGTAATAGCTGTAATAATATTATTACTCTGTGGAATATTCGGGAGCGGATATTATTTCGGCTATAAATCGAGCGGGAAATTACCGCCGATAATTCAAACAAAAATCGACACAGTGACGATTTCTCTGCGAGATACAATAACATTCACCAAGCCTGGTAAAATCGTTACTACGAGCGTTAGAGACACCTTTTTTATACTTGCAGGCGATACTACAAAACCGGATACTCTTGTTATAACAGAAAGACCGAATATAGTGTCCTGTTTAGATACTATTCTGCCGAGAGCGAAAGGTTTTGATACTTTGCAGGTGTGTTACAGGTACCCTGAGAATTTGTTTGATTATAAGCTAAAAGGAACGACGGATTATATACAGATTAGCAATACAACGAACACGATGGCAAATACAAAAAAGACGATAAGCCCTTGGTGGTACTTCGGTGGAGGGACTGCTGTAGGAATTTTGACAACTATATTAATCATGAAGGCGATAAAATGAGCAAGAAAGGCGGATGCAAAGGCGGAAAGAAATGAATTTAGAGATTAATTAATCATAAGGGGAGAGTATAGATGGATCCATTGACAATAGCAATAGGAGCGGGCAGTTCATTGCTTGGCGGAGGGATAAATTACTTAGGTAATAAGTTAGGGCTTTCGCAGGTAGGTGGGCAGGCAACAAGCCAAAGAGATGCAGAGCAAAAAGCGTTAGACATGGCAGCGGAAGCGGCACCGAACTTCTTGATAAACACTAACGCGGCAGGACAAAAAGGCAATGCTGCACGGGTAGGTTATCAGAAAGCAGAAGGTGGCTTCGCACCGGATGCGAGTTTAGTACAAGACAGAGCTACTGCAAATAGAATGGCAGGCGAGATGCAGGATACGTTAGGCCAACGTACAGAAGCAGAAAGAAGAATGAGACAGATACAACAGAATAGAACACAGACACAGATAGGCGACATGGCAGGGATGACAGGCGGTAACGCACGTGCTATGAACGATGTAACACGCGGTATCGGTGAACAGACAGCACAGAGTAATTTGCAAAGCAATGAGCAGATAGGACAACAAGCTGTTAGAGCGGCAGGTATGGGACAAGACATGCGTATGCAGGGTGGACAGGCTTATCAACAAGGATTAGCACAGCAATACCAACGCGATGTAGTTCCTTATATGAACCAATTTCAGAATATGGAAGGCTTGGCAGCGCAGACAGTCAGCAGTACGGCGCAGGGTTCGCAGGACAGCTTGATAAACAATCCGTTCCAGACGGTAGGAGCTTTTGCTAATAGCTTGGGCGGAGGATTGGCTGGAAAGATACAAGAGAATGTGATGCAACCAAATGTGTTAATGCAAAAACAACAGCCTGAATCAACAAATCCAATTGTTAATGGTTGGGCGAACGGCGGGTTGTTTAATGCCGCTGGATGGGACAAATCAAATTATGGAGTAAAATAAAATGCCAATAACAGTTTTAGACAACGCGAGAGGTTTCGAAGATGGTTTGCAATATGCAAATAATGTGTATAGCAGGATACAGGATTTTGCGAAACACCAACAATCGCAAGTAGCTGATTTAGCAAAACACCGCTCTTTGATGGCTATGCAAAAATTAAACACGACTATGCCATTGTTAGAATCAATGATGCGAAGCCCTGACGAGAAAACAAGACAAGCTGGCAGGGATGGCTATGCTGGCATAGCAAACGAAATAGATGGGAATATTAGAGATGAACAAAATATGACAAGCAGACGATATTTAGACCCAACACCTACGGCATGGATAGCTGGCGATAGAGCGACGGGGGAATATACAGCACCCAATCAATATTATAAAACATTAGGTGCTAACGAACAGTTGCCGGCAGAACCACCGCCACAACCTTCGGTACCGAATAACGGTACTCCGTTTAATAATCTGCCAGCTTATGAACCACCTCCGCAACCTGCAAGAGTAGGGAATATATTTGACCAGATAACAAATCCCGACACGACGCCGCTAATGCAAAGAGACATGGGAGAAAACGACGTGCCTAACATAACAGGAAATAACGCTTATGACCCAAGTTGGAATAATAACGTGTTTGACCAAATAGCGAGTAAATCTAATGGTACGCAATTTAGCGATAATTCTTCTCGACCGCCTTACAGTGATAGTTCAAAACCGCATTCGACAAGACCGCAGAAGAAAAAAGGGAGCGCATAATGATAAATAACACGCAGGGTTTATTAAACACATATATGGGTCAAAGCAGATTAAGCAATATGCAAAGCCAAACAGGCGGTAGCGACATACAAACTTTAGAAGACCAAGACCCTAACGAAGTACGTTTTGATTCGCGCAGACCTGTCGAAACTAATATAAAAGACATGTTGGAAAAGCGCATTAAAATGGATGCGACGCTATCGGCAGGCAGGGCAGGCGGAGGAAACAGTGCGCCGACAACACCGGCAGTTAATCCCGTCAAAGTAGAAAATAATAAATGGTTTGCACCGGTATTCAATAAATATGCAGATCGGGCATATCAAATAGCATTGACCGACCCTAATTACCAGAAATTAAAATCTGACAAAGACGGCGATATAATAGATAAACAAAAATCATTTCTAGCGAAGCTGATGGCAGAGAAAGATATAAAGCCAAGCATGACGGAAATATACGACGAAGCTAATAAAAGAGGATTGACAGTAAGCCCAACAGATAATAGATTCAAAACCATTGGAGCGGCACAAGATATAGGTGCGTATGTCAATGATTTAGAAATCAAATCGCGAGGTGCTAATCAAGGTGTATGGTCAAAATATGAATTTTACGCTTTAAAGCCTGGTTCAAATTCGGCATATAATGGTGAATTAAAAGCTGGATATAACAAAGAATTGCAGCGGGTGCAAGAAGAAAACAATCGTCGTGGCGGGATGGGATTCTCGGCAGAACTCACTACATCGCCTGGGAATACGGCAGAAGCGGCAATTATAGCGGATAAAGCGCGCCAGGGCAAAATAGAAGGTCAACTAGACTGGGGAAGAACGGTATGGGATAAAGAAATGGGCGGACGCAGAGGGACGGTAGCACAAATACCATCTTTCTCGGAACCTTTGCCACAAATCGGAGAGCCAAAACCGCCAAAATACGAAGCAGTAGGCGACGATACAATAAAGATCGGAGTAAGTGCTTATAATAAACCAGCCAAAACACCAGGCGGTGGAGCACAACAACGAATCACTGGCGTAGATTTAACAGGTATAGACGGAACGGTAGTAAATGTACAAGACGACTTAGGCAAAGTAACAGGAACGTATAAAAAATATACCAAAGGCTTGACACACGAAGGTTTAGGAGACGTTGGATTCCTTAATGCTAATGCGCTGACAGGTAATAAATGGTGGATTAAGAACGGCGCGGGACAAAAGGTAAATCCATTAACTGTTGGTGACGCACAATCTGCGGCGAAAGATATTAGTATAGTAAATTTGTTTAGTGGTAAAATCGGAAACAACAATGTTGATGATTTGTACACTGCTCAAAAAGCTATAATGAGTATATTGTATGGTGATTCGGATTATACAAAAATGAAGAAAAACGTTATAGACAAAACAACGTCATATCCAAATCAAAGAATCCAAGCAGCAATGCGAGACCATGGCAAAAATCCTGCTTCGCATAACGTGCCGTGGGTGCCGATACAAATGACATACAAAGACGCTGATGGCAACGTCAAGTCAGATGAAGGATTCTTGCCGTATTACAGTAATGACAAGTTCGAAGAAATGAAAGAAAGTTTACGTATTAATGCTAACGCGTTAAAAGTAAAAACAGGGCAGATGACAGATAAAGATTCCGGTCATGCGTTTTTGCAACAAGTTGGAGAGCGCGCCGTTAAAGCAGGGTTGGTAGCAGTGCCGGACTTTGTACAGAATGTCAAAGCTCCGTATAAAGACAAAGCGGCATATACAGATTATTATTACAACATTGGTGCACTTATTACAAGTTCGTATTTACAACGGGATAAATAATTATTATGATACCATTAATAAAACCAGGACAAGTATCGGATGTTGACCAATTAAAATATGGTGTAGGCAAATACGAATACGAAAAAGCAAATGCTATTATTGATTCACTTAACGCTAAAGAGCAAGGCGTACAACCTACGCCTTCTTCTTCTAACACGCAAGGGACATATCTTAATCCGAGCTATGGCAATGTAACGCAAGCACCATACACAGCACCTTTGCAGAAGTCACAGAACGCAGGCACGGTAGCGACAGCACCAGTTACGCCTAAGGTTGACCCTGTGCGCGCCATGCTGGACAAGACGGGTAAGAAGCCGACGCTTGACCAAGCGCAAATAACACAAAGCAAGACTCTACAAGAGAATTTACAGGGTGCGGCGTACCAAGCAGAAGCGAAACAGCAATATCAAAACCAACCTGCTACAATGCCAAAGTCTATTGAAGAACAAAAGATAGATAAAGTGAAAGAAGCCGAGCGTAAATTACTGATGGCTCAAACACAAGGCACAGGCAAAAGAGCAGCTAATATAGCAGACCCTGAAGCATTATATCCGGCAGGAAAGCCCTTAGACCCAGCGATAGTACAACAGGGCATAAAAGATAACACGTTGCATTTAGATGAAGCCGGAGGCTTGCATAGGGCTAATAATGGCAAATGGGAGCCTTATCCGATAGCGCATTCGCAAAAAGATGGTAGCTTCCAACCGGTAGCGTTGAATAGCTGGACAAATGCGGGTGGAATGGCTATGCACGGAACTTCGTCTATGTATATTCCACCAACAGGAGTGGCACCAAACTCGTTTAATAGACCAACTTCAAAGGCGGAAACGTTTGCAACAGGTTTATTAGGTACCGGAGCAAGGTATTTTACAGGTAAATCGCCCGACTATCCATTAGGGCAACAGACGATAGGTCAGCAAGGCGAAATGGTAGGTGATTTAGCGACTTCGCTTTTTGCAGGCAGTAGTTTAGGCGGTTATTTCAGAGAAGCGTCGCCTGTTTTACGCGGTATCATACAAGCAAGCGTACAGAACGGTGTTGACTTTGTGCAAGTCGAAAACATGGTAAATAAAGGATATATAGACAGCGCGCAAGCTCCGGCTTTGATGGCAATATATGGTGCGGGGAATATGGTTAGTCCTGTTATAGGTAATTATATCCTAAAAAATGTCACTGCGAATCCTGCTTTAAAGGCTTTTGTTGCAGAACAAGCAACCAACATGGCAAGTGTTGGCGGTGCTACGTATAAAATGATTAAAGATAACGGCGGGAGTGACCAGCAAGCGGCTACAGAAAGTGCTAAAGTAGCGGGTTTGACAGCCGCGGCAGGAATAGGGTTCCATTTAGCGGCACAAGTGCCGGCTTTTATCAATAAATATGCACCGACGTTTCAAAATCGTTCAAAATGGATAATAGAAAACAAAATAGATTTAGACGGTGTATCTGCTATACCTTACAAACCTACTGGGGATGCGGAGTTAGATACTAAATTGGCTGACGTGCCAAAAGCAAATGGTAATATTATAATTAGCAATAGGGATATTGTTGATATAGCTAAAAACGCGCCTGTGCAAGCTAAGAATGCTGTAGAGCGCATAGCTGAAACAGTTAAAGCAGGCAATCTTCCGGCACCCGTAGCGGTAGAAACTAAGCCTGATGTACCGGCTATACAAGAGATGGTGACAAAGATAAATGCAGATGGTATGAAACCTGGAGGTAAGCTAGGCAAGGAATGGGTAGCAGGCTTCAAAGATACGGATTTAAGTGCTGTAAAAGAAGGCGATGCGCCAAAAGCTAAAGACACAAAGGCTAAGATAGAGTTTGCTCATCAAGCGCAATTAGCGGCTACGCAGATATTTGGCGAGAAAGTACCTATCGTAAAAGTATTTAATATGCTTAATATGGATAATCTGCCAATATCGGCTACTATAAAAGACGGCTTTGATGGTTCCATACACGACAAAATAATCAATGGCGAATCGGTCACTAAAGCGGAGGAATTTGTCGCTCAGGTAGAACTTAAAAACGTTACTGATTTTGTTAGGACGCGCATACAGAATACATTTCCCGATAATTGGTTAGAGAAAACTATCGGTATGTATAGTATTGCGGGTAGTAAAAAGATTGAAGACGCTTTGTTTGATTTTTATTCTAAGGATACTTTTGCCGGTACAGACGGCAAGGCGGTGCCTTCGACTTTAAACAACATAGAAATAGACGCGGACGCTAAAATACGCACAGCGGCGACTACTGTGGCTCAAATGACCGCTGTAGAGAATACGGCACCTTCAATTATCGCCAAGCCTGAAGCCTTACCTACAGATAACAGTGCGGTTCCTGCGCCGGAGGTTAAAGCAGAGGAACCTGCTATTGTAAACCAAAAAGGCAAGAAATTATCTACTGAACTAACCGGAGCAAAGCCAAGGTACGGATATGGTGAAAATCTATTCAAATTAGAGTTTGAAAGCGATATAGACAAAGCGTTGTATATCGTAGCACAAAAGAAGCCAAGCAAGTCGGATGAGAAATATATGACTTTCCTTCGCCCATTGTTTGCAAATTCAACAGATGCGGAAATACGCAGCAAGGGGGAACAGGTTCGTAGTAATATTAAATCCATGGCAAAAAATTACGACGAAGAAGTATTGGTTATTAAAGACAATAACATGTTAGAGGACGCACCACCGCCTACGGAAGAAGAATTAGCCGTGCAAGCTGAGGCGGAAGTAGCAAAGGAAACGAAGAAGCCAAAGGCGAAGAAGAAGCCAATTGTTTCGGACGTACCAAAAAGTTGGAGTGTAGAGAAACTTAATACATGGATGCGCGGCGACCAAGAAGCTGTGAAAGCGCAGATAATAGCAGAGAACCCGCAATGGTTAAAAGATTGGAAGAAGTATGCTAATAACGTTGACGAAAAAGTAGAGCCTGTACAGCCTTTTAACGAATGGGTAGAAGACCGCTTGGCTGTAGCCTTCGCCGGAGAATCGCTTATATACGCTAATAATGTACAATCTATGGCCGGCATAGGATTAATGACGGCGGGTATATTAGATGAATTGTATGGTAATGACGATGGTACAAATGAAGCCAGCATAGGCGGGGTAGCAATAATAGGACTTGGTGCTTTGATAGTTGGCGGTATGGCGTATAGCTTCATAAAAGGTAGAGTTATGCAATCAAAATACAAATACGGCAGGACAACTATACCAAATGATATTGCTATGTCATCCGCGGCACAACATCCTGAAAGTATTGGCGCGCCGAATTTTGAAAGTGTGGTAGCAACGGCAAAGAAATTAGATAAATTACAAACAGCGGTAGGCACAACGATATTTGACGCTTTTCCTGGTGTAGCGGCACGAGAGTTTTCTATAACAGCTGGATACCCGCAATATGCACAATATGAAGTAAATCAAGGATTGTTTGATTTACCTATGCCAAGTAAACTTTATAGGAGCATAGATGTATCACTAAACAAATTAACACCCGTAGTCGAAAAGGTTGACGAGGCTTATCATGCTTTAATCAAAGCAACAGGTACAAAAACCGTAGGTTCAAAAGCATTAGGCGCGATGGAGACATCAGGTAAAAAGGAAATGGCATTTTTGAGCAACGGTTATGTTGAATATTTACGCAAGTTGAGAGATTTATCATTTAGACCGCAAACATACACACTCGAGGATGGCGCGGTATTAACCGGAACAGAAGCGACAAATAAACTCATATCAGAATTAAACAGTCCTGAGGGGCAGGCTAACATACTACGGAACACAAAGGTTGACGGCGAATCATTAACAGAGGCGCAAATAGGTGTTTTAATGTTAAAAAAACCGTTGTACGATGCTTACCAGCGTGCTTTGCAAAATGTTACAATGGAAGCGGAGAGCTGGAGATTACTTGACGTACCGTATGCAAAATTACCGGAAATGAAAAAAGAGCTATCTGCTGCAAAATCTAAGTTAAATGAAGAATTGGATAAATATTCGGAATACTTACGCGCAATACGTAATGACCAAAGAGAAGCAAAAAGAACCAATAATACTCAAAAGATAGACGACATACAAGCGGATATAAAAGTTACAAAAAAGATGATACTATCCGGCAGGCGTGATTTATTAGAATTGAATGAAGGGTTGCGCAACATAGAGCGTATAGACGATATGGCAAACAATCCATACCAAAACGTAGTAGGCACGGTGTCGCAAGGGAAATATAATATAGCAATCATACGAACGGTAGAATTAAATTCCGAAGGTAAGTATGTACGCACATCTATTAGGCAAACAGCAGACGGCTCTGAGCCGTACAAAGGTGTAATATACGATAACAACGGTGTTACGGCTGATAAAAAAGCGCGAGGATATTTAACGCGTGATGGTTTTACACCTATGGAAACACCAAATACAGGGTTTTGGGAAAATAAAGAAACCGGCGAGGTGCGCTCGTACTATGTCCGTAATATAGCAAAAGAGAAGTTAAAATATATAACTAACAAACAAAAAGCCGAGCAATTGGCTATCAAATTAGTGACAAAAAAAACACCGATAGATACGCAGGACATTGAAGAAATCACCGGAATGATAACAACATTAGAAGCGGAGCAAGACCCGATGATAGAACTAGGAGAAACCGGCGATCCTGAAATATCTGCACATATTGACGAGAATAACAAACAAATTAAAAGACTGCAAGAGTTAGTGCAAAAAGAGAACATAATTGCGTATGGAAACAAATGGCTATACGATGTTATATTTGGCAGTATGACACGCAGACCGATAAACCAGCGCACGGGTAACTTCAGAATATTAAACTTAGACGAGATGTCCGCGCATGATATATACCAATATGTAATAGACACAGGTACGTCAACTATAGACAATGCTAAATCGTCTTTAACTTCGCATGCTTTGAACGGCGAAGCTATAAAACAATTGCAGTCGCAAAATATATTAGGCATTAATAATAATTACAATGCATATTTGGAGCAAATAATAAATAGTACGTCGGTTCCGGCAAATAAGTTCTTTTTGACAGGGCAATACGAAATGCCAGCCAAATGGGATGACAAAAAGGGTGATTACAAAGGAATATTCAAAGGTATTACTGTTGACTTTGGACAAGTGTCGCAAATGCTAGCAATGGGTACTGCTTTTAAATTGCTTTTTACTTTCCGTGCTCCGGTGAAGAACGTAGTAATGGGTTTAGCAGGGCAAGCCTTAGCAAAAGACATTATTGGCGGTTCTTTATTCAGTCATGGCAAGAACTTCTTTGCAAACTCTTTGTCTAACACGGGGAGAGCATGGAGAGGAATGGCGAAATATGGCTCTATAGAGGCCAATAAACCGCGTCCAAGCAAAGTATTTAATCCAATAGAAGGTAATCCGCACATAAGCTCTCACGAGCTTGTTAAGCGCGTTTGGGAGAATCAATTGCATAGTGATATTTACATGATTGATCCTGTACATAACGTAGGTGCTCAAGGATGGATAGACAACGCTATACACACAGCATTCTTCGCAATGAAGCTGGGTGAGTTAAATATGCGTTCCGCTACCGCGGCTACAGCATCCGGTTATTGGATGAGAGAGAATTCATTTGAGAATAGCGGGTTCAGCAAAGTCCAAGACTGGCTCGACGAGGCAGTCTTCAGGGGTGCTTTAGCATCAGATTTAGCACATGGCAAATACGGCAATTATGATATAGCACCGATAACTAAACTGATTGCTGGGAATATGTTTACAAGACCATTATTGTTACTTACTAAACCGGCATTAAATCAAACATTTAATTGGTATCAGATATTTAGAAAACCTATTATAGATTTCCAATTAACAGATGGCGGATTAAAGAAGACGGCGACATTATTTACAAGTGCGGGCAGAGCATTGACTACAGTAGGAACATTAACTTTGATAGGTGGCGCGAGAGCCGTAATAGGCGTTACAGAGATAACAACTATGCTTGCGACCGGTGAACTATTTATGAATGGTGGCAAATGGTCGGCTACAGCACAGACGAAATTAGAGCATTACGAAGAAGAAGCAAAAAAAATAGCTTTAGAGATGGGAATGTCGGAGGATGCTTATAGTATATTTCACAAAATAATAAAGTACAGTATATTTAGCGTGCTGAGTGGTGTCAATCTATCAGACAATGCGGGAGTATATGGTTATTTCACACCTGTATTACCAGGGCAATTTGAAAAATTCGTCAAGGATTTTGATAAAGCAAATAAAGACGGAAACGTATGGCAGGCTATTGGCAAGGCAAGTGAAGGTTTCTTCGTGCCAACGATATTGAAATATTCTATACATACAGCGAAACAGGCTATAGCAGGAATAAAGATGGATAAAGACGGGAACCCTATACAAAAGGTTGTCAATGGCAAAACAGTAAACATTCCATACACTTTTGCGGATGGTTTCGCTGATATGTTCGGTGGACAAAGTTTGAACGAATATGATATTTCGGACACTGCTTTTAATACGAAAAATCCATTAACAAACGAAGAACAAAAGATAACATACTTAACAGATATAGCAACCGCGCCTATGTTGACATACAAAACAACATTAAAAAAAGGTGCGTTGATAGCACAGATGACACAAGACAAAGATTGGTTAGCTCATGCGCAGGACATGAAAAATGGGGCAGGACTTATAGATATGGCATATACTCCGTATATTCAGCATAGTCAGTTAATGATAACGGAATATATTAAGAATCACAAAGACGAAGTAGCGACAGCGGCGCACGGATACGGGCAACTGCCGTCTATTAAAGATGAGAAAGTATTACCATATACCAAGCAACTTATTAAATGGGCGGCGGAGTATTATCAAAGCAAAGCAAGTTTTGAGCTTGTGAAGACTGCGGCGGAAAGATACAATTTAGGCATAGACGCCGGCAGTATAAAATTTGATGAACCCGTGTTAGTAGATAAAGACGGCAACGAATCATCGCTATCGGATAAAAATGAAAACGAGAAAGGTTATTATTACGCTTTGGACAAAATGAACAAGAAGTTAAAAGGCATCGCAGAGCCGGAGAAAAAAGGACAACAAAAAAGCAATCCGTTCTTTACAATCAAAAAAGATGCGGAAGGGAACATAGAATACATAGAAAAAGAACAGGAATAAACAGCCAAACGAAAGGAGCATCAGATGGCCAAAAGAATGACAGTAAGGAATTACGCAAAGACTTATGTACAGCAAACGCCTAGCTTAGAGGATAGTTTAAGACTAGCGGAATACACAAAATTAGAAGCATTATTTTTAATATCAAAGAATGTAATCGCCGACAGAGAACGGATGGGCTTGAACAACCACGTTCTCCGGCAAAAGTATAAGTGTGGCCACCATGAGTATAACTATGCTTTATGGATAGGCAAGAGCAATAGAGGAATAACTGAATTATTTGATGAATTTTTAGAGTCGGAATTCCCGACAGTAAAACAATTTTTAGAACATAAAGTATATGGATACAATATTAAGAAGGTAAGTGTTAAGATGGAAAATTTAGACAAGGCTTGGAAAATAATATCGGCGGAGGCGAAGAAATTGTATGACGCGGAGGATACTAAGAGAGAGGCATATTTAATATTAGAGCAGATTCGCACTAGGTTGAATAATTTTATGCCTATTAATTGCGAATTAAGCGATTTTGACTGGTTTATAAGCCAGGACTGCTGTTGCTGCGGCAAAGAACCGATACCGCCTTACGGCAATCATATTATAAAAATACTAACCGGTATTCCTGTGACTATGTGTCCGAGATGTAAACAAATCTGGGATAGTACACATGACGAGGATATGATAGACAAAGATATGGTTTTGAAGGCTTTGTGGAGATATACGAAGGGATTGGAACAAACATTGAATATTATCAATGGCTAGTGCCAAAGTAAAGCGGAATATCAGGGCTAAAACGCTCTATGCGCCAAAGTATGTTTGGGAGAGGTTTGACGCTATAAAGAACTATTATATAGAACTCTTTGGGTTTGAGAATCTAACCAACTCGGATATTTTGAGGTGTATGGCCAAGAGGATTGAGATAAATACGGACAAAGTCATTGATCTTATGGATAGTAAATATATCTTCCATTTAAAATCAACGACTTCGTCCCGTATATTTAGTTTGGGGGCTTATAAGAAATTTCTCTATTCTTTCAAACAATTAACTGATGTCTTTGATAAGAACTTTACGTTTGAAATTATAGTTAATTTGTATTGGATGGAAGTTGTTAAGAAGTAGAGCTGTCAGTTTTTAAAGATAATTCTTTTAAAAGAGTTTGCATTACGCTTATACCGAAACGAGCCATTACTTCCATTTTCCCAAGTGAGTAAAATGGATTCATACCCATAGAGGTATTCAATAGAAATTCTTTAAATGTCATAGAAACCGGAGAAACCCTATCAGGCATTTGTTGGAACCAAAAACATTTGCTTCTGCATTCTTCGGGCGTTTCCCATGCTTTATCATGTTGTAACACTTCGTCGCCACCTGAGAGCACCGCAGTATAGACCACGGTATCCAAAGTTATATCCTTTGGCAATCTGTCTTGATATATGTCTATTAACATTATTCTCCATCTCCAAAACATTCTAAACAACTTTGACATCTACTTACGCCATTGCCAGCGATAAACTTTTCTTCGAACCAGCTTAACCGTTCGTTTTCATAAACCGCGCAGATGTAGCCTGACGGTATTTTGACTAAACCGCAACATTCGTTATTACATTGCGTGTCATTTTCGACTATTACTTTAAATTCTTTCATTTGCTACCTCTTTAAAATATATCAGATTCTTTAATGTGCGCTTGTATTATTATATTCCTTAAATAATCATTGTCTTCGTAGGGCGGTTCTACGCATACTGTACCATAGTATTCGTAAATTGTTTCGTATAAAACTGTGCCAATAAGGTTTAATATTTGAATACCTTTATTAGGCAATTTGTCGGTAAAAGGCATACTGTAACCCCAAGTATGATTTATAGTATATGGCACTTCGTCAACATATAATACTCGTGTTGCATCTATTACCCTATTTGGGAGCATTCTCTACCTCGTCTTCTAATTTATTCTTTTCTAATTGTCTATTGTAATAATAGCTGACTTTATCAATTATATCCTGGCGTGTTGCACACTTGCCGGAGGTAATAATCCAATCCATTTGTTCTAACGTAAGTGCCAAGTGATATATTTTGTGCTTTCTTACTGGCTTAGCGAAGCGAGCTTTCGCCCATTTCTTAGCAATAACTTTCGAAGTAAAAGTTTCAATCAATCCATCGCGGGTAAAAACAGTAAAATAATTACGTCCTGTCTTCCGGCGGTGGTCATATATTTTACAATTATTATCCTTGTGAATCGGCACACAGCGTCTCCAGAACTCCTGGACATCACTTCTTACGTTTTGTGCAGTAAAAAGCTCGCTATGGGCAAGGAAATGTGTAAAATTGGCATCCTCTATGATGTGCTTATCCCTGATATACAACAATCCCGACTTTATAGCATAGTTTACTATAGTGATCGGGATTTGGTATGTAATATGAAAATCTTTAACTGTCAATTTTCTTCTCTCAAAAAAAATCCTGTGCTTTAGCATTATTTGAGGTGTTTATGGCTTCAGTTGTATCATTATATTTCATTATTATGGGTAGGTACCAAAACACAGGATTAACGTTAATTACTATTTATTATTAAGAACTATTTTCTTTTGTTTAATTTATACCAAAATAAATTTCTATATTTGTTCTCAGTTCTTTGAACTGCTTGCGATATGTCGGATCAGTGAATATCATGTTTTCCGACTGTTTACGTGAGTTAATGCCAGTTGCGTGGTCGCGGTCGCCGTGATGACTTGCTATACATACCATTGTGTGCGGTAGCAAAGCATCGCATAACGCGATAGAAGTATGCCGTGGAATCATGTATTCGTTTTTTCGGCTTCGCCCGATTAATTCTTCAATTGGAATATCAAAATATTCAGCTACTTGTTCTTGTATATATTCGATACTCTCAATTTTAGCCATCTTGTTACGCTTTGGCGGTTTATAACTTTTAGGCTTCTTAGGCTTTACAAACCCAAATCTTATCTTGTCTATTTCAGACATTATCATTCATAAATCTCTTAAATTGTTTGTGGAAGCGACAGGATTCGAACCTGTACAACCCGAAGGTCGTCTCCTTAGCGGGGAGATGCAATGCCAATTATGCGACACTTCCAAAAATAAATGACCCCTGCTGTTACGTACGATTTACAGTCTTTACCAAATCTCGGTCAGCGAGCAGAATCAAACTGCATCTAAAGGATAGGGTAGTCCAGTCTATAGCCTGTTCGTGAACGTATCAACACTTTTCTATCTGTCGCTGTTCTACAGTCCTGTTAGTACGCACCTTGCTCAATCATAGCTTAGCCTAAGGCAACCACCCTCTGAAAAAGAGACCCCGCGAGTATGTCCAAAACAACTACATTATTTGCCGCAATATATCGTAAAGTACTTGCGGGGTTTATTACATTTTCAAGGGAGACCCTAACAGCTTACAGCGTGTCGTCTTACTCCCCGATTTGTTTTATTCAGGTTTTCTAATCTCCCGATGGGTTTTTATTCAAAGAACTATTTAGGGGCAAAGGCAGGATTCGAACCTGCAAGTATAGTATTTATTTCAGCTACGTGTCTTGGATATATCTATCCGCACTATGTACGGTAGTAGCTTCCTGCTAATCATGCCCGTGCGTTTACCATTTCCGCCACTTTGCCCCGATTTTAAGAAGGAAAATATAAGGTGCAAAAACCTTCTTAAAAATCACTTTGTTCGATTTACAAATAACTGAACATTCAAACATACGATTATTTTGCAACATATACAAATTTATATCATAAAATATATTAAATTGTACAAACACAACAAATATAGGCATACTAAGACACAAAAAAAGCCGAACCTCGTTTAAAAGGCTCGGCTGAGGGTTTAATCTATTATATATCCCGAAGGTCAATAAATCCTATGCTAATATTGTCATGCCGACTTTTTAATAATACCGCTTTGCCGTCTTTATTAATATAAACCAACGTAGGCATTGTATTTATCACTTGCTGTGATAGCCTAAAGTCTGTTATTTTAGTACCCGTATCCAAACCACCGCGTAAATCATAATCGGTTAGTATGTACATTAAAGGTACTGCTTCTTCGTTTTGATTAATTGCTATCATTCCTTTATTCCTTAATCTATTTTTATAAATCTTGACCTGCCTGATTCTATAAGACCTAACTGATTGTAGCACCATGCGTGGGCTTCATTATCACTGTTTTCGTCTTCTGCTATTACACGAAGACACCTGTACGCTTTGTCTTTTTGTTCGTCGCTAAGTTCTCCTTTGCATTTAAATTTTATTGAATATAAACAATGCAACATTCCTGCAAATGGAATATCAACCTTTTTTTTAATACATCATATTCTAAATTATCGTCTATCATCCAAATACCTCTTATTTAATTTTATCTAAAATTGATTCTTTATTCAAATATGTTTTAGTCGTATTAATAGCCGCATGATTAAGCATAGCGCAAGCAACTTCTACACCGTATTCTATAGTTAATTTAGTTCCTACGTAATGCCTAAAAACATGAGGGTGTAGATCAGGCATGTGTATATCTTCACCTATTTTCTTAATAACCTTGCGCATTCCGGCGGTGGTCATAGGAGCGTCGAAAGTTTTGCCGTATATCAAAGCCGGACTGTCCTGTGGTAATAATTCTTTGTATCTCAGCAATAATGTTTTAAGATTATATTGTCCGACTTTATAATTCATAGGCAACGACACTTTGAACACATCGCCTTGAGAGCGGTCAAACTTATTATGCTTTTGACGGATAAGAGCGACAACGATTTTATCCTCAATTATTCTAATATCATCTCTTTGCATGGCTATTAACTGCCCTACACGCATTCCGAATGAACTAAGCAATGCAATAGACAATGCGTCCCTTAAATTAGTAACAGGGAGCTTTCTACGCTTAATAATCGTATCGAGTATTGTGTCAAGGTCATTTGCTTTTAGGTTTTCTTTCGACCATTCTTTGCGGTCTTTTGGGAAACAACGCTTGATAGTATTAATATCATTTTCTTTAAGCAGATCGAACTCACGCCCGAACCTGCATAAAGTAGTTGCTATTGTATATTTAGAACCCTGCGAATAATCGGAAGTATTTAGATACTCTATTATATTCGCTCTTGACAACGTTTCAAACTTCTTTTGATACTTTTCAAAAGTTGAAGTGACTAATCTTTTATAATCATCGGAAATTACCATAGATTTACGTGTTGGCATTGCAAGAAATTCATTAATTTTAGTTTGCATAAGTCGCCTCGCAATTATGTTTCATGTGGTTATACAACCCAAGATGAGCTTCACTTGTCAAATTATCGGTTAAATAACCGTCTGTATGGCAATTAGGACACCCATAATACGAACCATCCTCCCTGTCGTAATGATATTCCATTTCTTGTTCTGCACCTGTTAATTCATATTCCATTGCATCTACTTGTGGATTTTCGTCTATTAACAAAGCTCCACACATATTGCATATACATAATGCTTTTTTCATAATTCTACCCTCTAAATAATAATAAAAATTGACTTAAATATACCCCTCGAAAGGGGCATAGCTTAAAGCAATGTTTTACAATCTTTCGCCTGTATTTTGATAATGAACTATTTCTTTAATTTGTTTTTGCGGTAAGTAACCCCACGCCAAACGAGCAAACCGCATATTGCGTACACAGTCGCCTAAATTCCACAGTAGGAACGCTGAAAACGTCCCTACCATATTTGCAATTAGACTACATTTGAATATCATCGGCATATAAGCACCTAAGAATATATACCACACGCCGAATGATATAAAGTTTAATATTATATTTCTAATCATTGCTTTCCTCTCTTATTTCTTTTAATCTACATAAAAATTCCTGTCTGTTCGCTTCGGCTTGTTTATTCCATTTATTGATACGACGTTTTTGCAAAGTCCTGTGTCTTGGACTTAATACATATTTTTCATTGCTTTCGATATGTTCTTTTAATACCTGCCACACGCCATATAGATATATAGGTGCATAATTTGATGGTATGTAATTAAGATAATCAATATCATATAAATAGCATAACAAATTATCGCTACAATTCCAATCCATATTTGAGTAGTCTTTAATATACTCTACAAAATTATCGCAATCCCATTCTTTTAATGGCTTGTTAGAGTATTGATAATCGCCGTTATGCAATATTAAATTGCCGTCAAGTTGTGTTATATTCAATTTTTCCATTATGCCACCTCGTCGCTTTTGTACAATGGTGTGCCAGAATCTCCATAATTGCCATTTTTATCACGTTTCCAAACTTCTATATATTGTTCGCCTTCTAAATCCTTTGACCACTTTTTAGCTTCTCTAACGGCTATTTTTGGGTCGGAGTAATAATTGCATAACGGCTCTTCGCCTTCTACGGAATACAAAAACATTCCGTACCACTCTTTTTTAGTACTTTTTTGAAACTTCATTTTATACCTCGAATAATAAATTAATAATAATACTTTAGAAAATAGGGGAGGATTTGAACCTCCCGAATACCATGCTATTTTTACGTTACAAGACGCTAAACGCTTCTATTAACTTCTCTATTCTGCCTTTATAAAACACTGCTTCACTATACTTTGCATTGTTAGTTTTACGGTTAAGATAATAATCCATATCGTTATACAAACTGCCTAATTTGTCATTTAAAGCCGTTAGAACTAACATAGCTTCGTCTTTGGTCATATTTAGATTAATAGTGACTGTCATTTTTTTTCTTCCTTATGGATTAGCTTTATGAATAAAATAATTCTTGTAACCAAAACATTCGGCTATAGCGGACATAACGTCTTCAATTGAACTGCTCCAAGCGTCTTCAAAGACAAAACCAGCAATTATTAAAGCATTAAGAGCCGTGCTATTTGTACTTTGGAATGCTGAACCTTTGAATGAGCCTTCAAAGTGTTTTTCTATACCCCAGACGCAAGCATAATTTATGCTCGGAGTAATATATATACGCAATACTACAGGAGTAGAAAACTTCTTTGTTTTTTCGTCAAATACAACAATTGAATATTCACATTGGAAGTAATTTTCCTTTCTATGGTTAACATTCAGATTGTTCTGTGGGCTAAATTCTAATACTTTCATAATTATACCCCTAAATAATAACTTGCAACACGACTTGCAACACGTTCTAATTCTTTTGGCAACATAGTTTTTATTGCATCTTTTAGGTATTCGCCATAAGAACCCTTGAAGCGGCAATTTTTATTTGCCAAACTATATTGACTGTCTGCCATATAGTTCCGGCGAATACGACTTAAATCTAATCCGCCATTATTTGCTATTATGCTAATAGCTTGAGTAGTTTTGTTCTTTTTCATCTTGAAACCTCTAATTAATAATAATAAAATACATATTGAGCGGAGCAAGGAATCGAACCTTAGAACCATTCTCCGCTGTTCTTTTAAGAAAATAATTTTTCTTGATAATGGTATTTAATCATTTTAGAGAAAACACCTTCTGGATCATAATTGTAATGTACATAAATCATAACGTCGGACTTCCACTTATCCGAATAAATTTGTGCGTATTTATAAATAGTTTTACGCAATTTATACTGTTTTGTTTTGTAAATAAACGGCTTATGTTCTGCCGTTGTACCGTCGTCGTTAATTTTCTTAATTACTGCGTTCATTTTTTAACTCCGTTATTTATAAATGATTTTTGCTCTTTTTAATACTTTAAAGTTATAATCAAAACCGTTTTCAAGTTCGGTTTTTAGGTCTTTGTATTCGTTTTCAGTTGCTGGAACTGATTGTTTAATAACAGTTTTGTAATCAACTTCAAAATGCTGTCCAACGTGAACATAAGCAAGAGTAGTGTATCTTCCTGCGTAACTGTCTTCAGGAAACAAAGCAATAATATCGCATGCAAAGTCATCAGTAGGTTTGAACTTCCTAAATATAACTTTCGTAATTTCAGTATCTTTTTTCATAGTTTTATCTTTCCTTATAGCCGTCTTTATGCAACGCTATTATAAATTGGTTAAATAATTGCTTGTTTGTGAATGTTTTTATTCCGTATTGCAAACTGCCGTCTTTATGCAAATGCGTTTCATCTACAAAAGTTACTATATATTTAGCATTGCCAACGTTATATTGGCCATAATATAGCTTTTTCATAATACTTTTCCCTAATAATAATTATAAATAATACATTTGAAGCCGTGCAAAATTGCGAATTTTGTAAACTAACATATATTAATATACATAGTAACACGGCTTTTGTTTTTATTCCATATTCCACAATTCATCGTAATTTGTTAATTCCACATTAACTTCCAATTCTTCATAAATATCATTTTCGGAGTATTCTTCATTAAGCAGTATGAAATTTAAAATTGCTCCTAATTGATGAGAATCAAATAATGCTTTGTTGTTTAACCAGTCACCTAAATAAGTAGAATAATATGGAATAAATCCATCACGTGCTATGTAATTTTCGTCTAAATAAGTTTGGAATTTATCAATATCACTTTTCAGATACTTTTTAATATTCCCTATGTTCTCTTTTGTCAATTCATAGTCAACCCAGATAGAATCATTGTAAAAATTGTATTCTTTTGGACTTGACAATTTTTGAAAACGGGAAGTTGTAATAAATCCTAATTTTTTAAGCCAAAAACTTACTATATTCTCAATTTGTACAGTTGTTTCTTTATAAAAAGTTTCTAAATCAAATTTGAATAGCTCGTAGTCCTTAATTTCTGTTTTGCCCGCTTCAAGTCTTTGTTCGTTGAAGTATTCCATTTCATTTTCTTCGACGCTGTCGCCTTCAAAGATGCTATCGTAATACCCATTGAATACGGGAACGAATGTATTAACTTTATAATTCCCGTTTGCTGTTTTGCTAAATGATTTTTTCATTTTAAATAATCCTAATAATAAATAATAAATTCTAATTTTGCACCGTTTCAGTAATCGAAACTGAAATTGTATAAATACAATTGTAACCACTTTACAACGGTTTTACAAACGTTATAATTAATAACGTGTAAATTATGTGCCTAACGTCTTAAAAACGTCCTGACGGGCTTTTAAAGTGGCTTAAAAGCCACGATAAACAAAAGATAAAAGACAAATTGCTTTATATGCTAAAAATAATAACACCATAGCACTGATAATAAAAAGCATTCCATACTTTAACAAATCTAATCTATTTCTGGTTTGTGCTTTCATTTTAAATATTCCTTGATTACTTTTGCAAATAGTACTCTAATTTCATTAATTGAATAGCCCGAATAAATACGTTTCACGTGCTGATTAAATATAACTGTCGAAACTGTTATTGTACCATTTAAATTTTGTTGTATAGTCATTAGTTTAATTCCTCATTAAATTGTTGTTTAATATAACGGTTGACTTTGTCGCTTAAATTACATTCTAATATATAATTTATAACTGCTTTTTTATCCTGGAATTGATTGATAAATTCTACTAAATCAAAACAAGCAGAATTTGATAATGCCTTTGCATAGTGATAATAACAATTATCATTAACTAATTGATTAGTTTGTACTTGTAACATAATAAATACCTTAATTTTATTAAATAAACATTTTATTTTGAACGTGGAACAAGCAACGAACTTGTTTAAAACACTCATGTAACCACGTTAAGTAAGACCGTTAAACATTATATTTAACTAATAATTTCATGCAGTATTCAGCAAATAAAAACTTTGCTTCAGTAATACTCATATTACTATATGTGTTTTTTATCAAAATATTATCTACTCTATAAGTACAGATAAATTTTGAGCCGTTTTTTATTGGAATAACACTCATTATTCTATTTCCTGCAATTCTTCATAAATATCACCAAATAAACGTTGTACTGCTTTATATTCTTTGCATACTGCTTCGTAAATCTTAACAGAACTTTTTTCGTAAGCAGAAAAACCAAATTCACTACAAAAATCATCAAAATCCCCAACATCGTATTTAGTTAGACAAGCTAAAACATCATACATCGTTGGTGTTTTTCCACCGTTTACAATACTTTGACCAAATGTGAAAGTATATTGTTTTTTATTCCTTGTTAGTCTTAACGTGAATACCTCTCTATTTTCTTTATCGCCTAAGAAATAACGTTTATTGATAGAGTCACCAATTACGGTTAATTTAACACCGTATTTTTTAGCAAATTTAATCGCTTCAAGTTCATAATTCGTTTTCATAATACACCTTTTAAATAAATAACTCAATAAAACCGATAATCGGGCTATATTCAATTATTAATAAATATTCGAAAGATTAATAAAAACGTCTCAGGAGTGATTTACTAGACTCAATAAAGCTACTCACCTGGGCAATGGTTCCGATAATGTATTTTGCAAAATCAAAAATATATCTTATTCGCAGAAATAAATTTTAAAAGAACTGCATAAAATCAATTGTTCGAAACTGCATCAACTTTATAATTCAAAATTAACACTTTTATTTCACATATGCAAATATAATATGCGAAGAAAACAAGAAAAATACTAAATAATCAACAAAAAAGTAGTCAAACAATAACAAATATATAAAAGTGTGTAATAAATCTGACAGTTTGTAGTAGTATAAACGTGCTAAATATAGTAAGTGTATAAATATCAATATGTTAAGATTATATCGTATAATTATGATAAGAGTAAGTGTATGTATTACAAGGGTTTGTTGTTGGTTTGTAGGGGTAAGTGGAGGGACGCCAACAAATCGGGACACCAACGAACAAAACTTGAAAAGTCGGTCTATACATTGTATAACGATCCACGCAATGACACGCAATCCAGGCGAATTACTCTAAGTGGTTGATTTATAACGTTGTTTTGTTTACAAATAACAAACGTAACAAATACGTAGTAATGTAATATATGAATGACAACGTGCTAAATCGAATACCCAATAGCATTGAATATTAATGTAAGTTATTGAATTTTATTTATATAGCATGATAATACCATTATGCATGCTATATGTTTGTATATATTGTTTAGCACCTGAACAAAAACATTTTAATGTAATATGTAGAAGTTTTAAGGTGGGGTATAGGACGGCAATCGCGATGGCGGGAGGGGAGGGGTACCCACACAGAGAGAATCAGAATTGTCACCTTTTAGATAGTAACTGCATCAATTATATAGACTTAGCTATAATCATACAAATCATCCCTGTCTCTTTTCTCCCTAGCAAAAACACTTCGATCTATCATTTTTATAATTTTTATAGTGTCATTTATGCGCTTTAGTTGTAGGATATTGTTATTTTACAAATAGTTGCTATATGATGGTCATGTGATAGTCTCATTTTCTCATAGGCTGGAGACTTGTTTCTACATAATATTCGAGCCTTAACAAGGCGAGGATATTATAATCTTAATCTTCTTTGTTTTGTTTATTCTTTTTACATTCTATTTTTGGTTATTATAGTAACTTTTTGTATATTTGAATATTGTTTTTATACATTTTAGGATTTTGATTTATGGAAAACGATGGACGTGCGATGAGACCTACTCCGGTTGGAGACACAGCTGTGCTATTAAAATTAACCAATGACTACAAGGATACAATAGACGACCTAGAGAAGAAGTTAATAGATATACACATGGCAACATTACGACTAGGTGCAAACGAGACACCTTCGCCGACTGAGTGCTGTAAAAAGCAACCTGATATTCCTGAAGGTACGATATATTATTATTTTGAAGAGGAATTAGAGCGTTTGCGTACACAGGCATCTCGTGCTGGGACAATATTAAGAAGTTTGACTATGTTGGTATAAGGAGTTGGCTATGGAAAAGATTCAAAATTTGATAGACAATCTGCAATTAATAGGTAAATTTATCCATGATGGTACAATCACCAAAGAGAAATTGTTCCACTCTTTATACCCTTACACAATAGAAGACACTATAGTTATACTGCAACGAGAGATGGATAGTTACAAAGAAGATGATATAACATTTTAAAGGAGATATTATGGGCAACGAAGAAGAAATAATTGAATTATGGGGTGATGGTTTTACATTCGCACTTGGCAGTACGGTACAAAGGGGTAGTAGTATAACACAACCCAATCTACCAAGGATTGCGTATATTACCGTAGAAGAAAGGAGTGGTGGAAATCTACTGACTTACGATGGACAGGCTGGTTATTGGGTCAACAAAACTCATTACATAGGCTATGATAATAAGGAATTAAAACACGCTAATGTGTTGTTCAGAGTACCTGTAGAAAAATGCGTAGCTATTTATAAAGCGGCATTAACACCTGTGGAGGTAATATGAGCGCATTAATTGACTTCTTGTTACAAAACACCGAGAACAACAGCGTTAAAGTTAAAATAGGCAAGATGTACTGGATTGCTAAGCCATTAGCAGGCTCTAAGAATTACCGGAAATTGATTAAGGATTCAATAAGAGTGTTAAAAGGCAAGTCTATTGCCGTACATTACGAAGAGGATGAATAATTAGGTAAAAGTTTTTTTGTAATAATTATCCATGGTAAGCAGATTAGAAATAGTCTGCTTTTTTTGTTCTGTTTATACTTGTTTTATACTATCTAATATATTATTTGTGTATGTCAGCATATTTTTGTATATTTGAACTAAGTAAAATTACAATTTTAAGAATTATTATTTGAGGATTAGATATGGCTTATGATATTTATGGCGAAATATTAAAGAAAGGTTATTGTGAAGTCCATCCTTGGATAGATGAGGAATACCCTTGTTCCTTGTGTTATGAAGAAGATGCTGCCCCAGACCGGCTAAAGAAAGAAAACGCTATATTGCGGGAACAAATGACGCAACCGGCTCAAGCTGTACCCGTTCCGGTTCATACTAACGAGCCTATAGCGAACCCTGCGCATACAGATGAAGAATATTTGAACGATTTAGCACAAAGATTGCATAATTACCCAAGCAGAGTTATGAATACTCCGGCTACACAGAAGATATATGACGCTATTCAACAAGGTATGTATGTTATAGCAGACGAAATTATTAAATCATTAGGAAAATTGTAATGACGAATAACGACTTTCAGAGAAATGTAGAAGAACGTTGCAAAAAGATAAAAGCAACATTAAATAAAAAAGCAGAGATTTACGCAAGCGACCGTGATAGATTGCATAGTTTGATTGCCGGAGCAAAGCTGAATGGCATTACTCCGCAGGAATATTGTGTAATATTACAGACGAAACACGAGATAGTGTTGCAGGATATGATCGAGAATGATAAAAAAGGTTTTTCTCCGACAGTAGAGCTATTGGATGAAATAATCGGTGACATGATAAACTATCTTATACTAATAGAAAATTTATTTTTAGCAAAAATTGAAGCAGAAGAAGGTACGCACTAATGACGCTTTTAGAAAAAAGAATGTGTAATTTAACACAAGGCGAGATACTCATCCTCGCCGAAGATATGATAATAGGCGAAGAATGCCCGCATAATACAATAAACGTAAAATACGAATGCAGAAACAGCGATTTTTTCTCATGCAGAGATTGTTGGGAACGGGAGTTAGAAGATGGAGAATGATTTATTTGGTATGCTCGAAAAGACATTCGGCAAAAGTTTTAAAGGCGAAAGCTCTAATCCTTTTGGTAATGCGCATTCCGCAGGACAGAATCAAGCTCAGTACGCAAGTGTCAAAGAGGAACCGGCTGATAAATATGCTAATTGTTTGCTTATAGAGCGTTCGGGTGCTGTAGCTGTATTCGGCGAACTACACCCAAGCGGCTATGTCAAAGTGACATTTGCAAAAGACGGATGCGAAACACGCGCCTTCCGGTTTAATAAACCTGAGATACGTGTCATAGCTAATTATTTGAATGATATTTTAGAGGATGTATAATGAAAATTCAAAAGATATTATTCATGGGACAACATGTAGGCGATATAGATAATATGCGTATCGCCTACGATATGCGCGAAATCGGTTTAAAATACTACGATTCTGAGGTAACGGACATAGTGTCGCAAAATATTCTTCAAGGAACCTACGATATTCACTACGCAAACAAAATGCAAGAACGAATATATAATGTTCAAATAGTTTTGAGAGTAACAGAATGAATATTAAAGCAGAAAAAGCAGTCAAGATTCTCAAAGAATATGCAGTAGAAGGGGGCGTGTCACCACGCTCTACTTCGGACTTATCTTCATTAGAAGAATGGTTATTATTGAGATTGATTAATATAGGCTACGAGCCTAAAGATATTACTTACGAAAGCATGGGGATAGGCTAATGGCATTTGAATATCCTTGGACATGCGAAGAAATAGACGGCAATATAACGCCAATACTACACAAAATATGCGATTACTTCGTCGAACAGTACGAAAAACACTTTGGTTTGGCAAGCTACGACTTTACGCCTGATATGCAAAGCGACGTAGAAATGGAAACACAGGCGGTTTATGACAGAATTAGAGATCATATCGAAGCTATACGGCTCACTAATTCCGGCATACGCGCCGCCGCTGAAGACCAAGTGTCGCGATTAGAAAATCAATTAGAAGACGAACGGAAAGAATACAATAGGTTAGAGAATGCTTGCATTAACCAAATAGAACAATTAGAACAAAGAATCGAAGAATTAGATTTTGTAATCAAAAGAGATGGTCATGGCAAAGAAAAATAGATACGAAGTAAAGATAGTCCCATATACAGGACATCAAGTGAACAAAATCAATGATGGTTACGACATTGTTGATTCTACTACTCGAAAAAAAGACTGGCGGAGCGACGCGATGACTTACTATGTTTTAGCTCACTCTGAAAACCACGAAGATGCAATGGAAATTGCAGGCGCGTTAAATTATTATAATAATAGGGATAGAGACTAATGTTTGGCAAAAAGCAAAAAGAGATAGATCGGCTGGCATATTTATTGCGAGCGAGAACAATGGATTTAGAGCAAGCGCATATAAAGAAAAGCGAACTATATCACCAGATAGGCGAAGAAATAAAAGAAAAAGAACAGCTAGTGACGCGAACGGTTGAGCTTCAGAGGCAGTTCTCCGACATGACTATGCAGGCTTCTGCCTGGCATGAACGATACAAAGAAGTTAAACATTTCCCTTCGGAGGATGATTAAATGTTAAAAGAAATAACCGATGAATACGTAATACTCGAATGCGACAGATGTGGACAAACGTCCTACGCGCAATTAGAATGGTGCGAAGTGACAGACTATTTATGCACAGAATGCTTAGAAGAATTACTACTAGAGGCGAAAGATGATTAAAGATATAGAAATTCACGCATTTACGATTATATGTGACGAATGCGGTGCAGATTATTGCGAAGACAGCGCGTATTGCGGTTATCCTACGCCGGAAGACGCTATACTTTTTGCAGAAGAAGAATGTTGGTTGCATATCAAGAAGGACGGCAGACATATATGCCCTACGTGTTGGCACAAGGTTTATGTTGAACAATTTCAAGAGGTTGAGTAATGTTAAAATTAAAAAAGAAGAATAACACAGAGTTGATATTCAGTGATTTAGGCATAAACAGTGATATATTAATATCAATTGCTTGTGGCGATAGACGCTTAAGATACATAATGGACAAAGAGCAGATAAGTAAAACGATTGAGTATTTGCAAGAACAGCTTGAGGATGCAGAATAATGAAAGACGAGAAAACGGATAAAATAGTTCGATGTTTAGGCTGGTGCGCAATTGCATTGTTGTTAGCATTAGCAATAACGGCCATAAGCACATATTCCTGCTCTGGCTATGAAGGCGGAACAAGCATTAGTACAATGGGCTGTAATAACTTTATCAGTAGCGATAACGGAGAAACTTGGGAGCGGACAAATTCGAATACAGGCTATTTTACTGTGTTCGAGTTTAACAAAGAATATAAATTCTTTAAACACACAGCAGAAGACATAACAAGCATGTATTTGATCAAAGCCGGAACGTTTAAATTTGACAGTACTAATCTACACATGTCGTTCCAATGCCAATCCGACGTTGGAAATAACTATCAAACGGATATATTCTTCCGCGATGATAAAAACACTATCGCCTGCGTGATCAATACTTGGCGGGATGACGAAGCTATGTATATGGTAGTTTGGTATATAAAGAGTTATTGGATAAACGAGGGAGAAGACGATGCAGAATAACCGCGATCGGACAAACGACGAGTTGCTTGATAAAATAATACTGCTCCAAAAAGAACACGTAAGACAGATAAAATCAACCGTATAGTTTGGAGTGCTTGTTGTTTATATAGCAATTGTAGTTTTCGCAAATGAAATACTCAAAGCCATAGGAGCGTTGTAGAATGAAACTGAAATTAAAATATTATACTATGATTGGTGAATTTAAAGCGTGGCTATGGGCAAAGAGATTTGATGTTAAGAATTTTATATGGTTCCAACAGAGGGCTTTTAATAGTCTGTTAGCGAAAGAAATGATAATGGACTCCTGCGAAGCTACTAGTAAAGCCAGATATAAATATTATCAATTAGAAATATCATTATGTCCATTAAGCAAAACTAAAACTATTGATAACAAAAGAGGAAGCTGATGCCAACATACGTATATAAATGCTCTAAGTGCGGACAGATATTTGAAATAACGCAAAGTATAAAAGAATCTTTGTCTAAACCAACGAATAATTGCCCAGCTTGCCATATAGTATTGTCAGATATAATTATCCAACCTCCGGCAATACACTTTAAAGGCACAGGATTCTACGAAACTGATTATAAAAAGAAGGGATAGATGGAACAAATATTATTTATTGCATTTTGCTCTGCGTGTGTAATAGCATTTCCGATATGATTGATAATCAGTGTATTAAATCCCAAAAATAAGAAAAGCCCCAATTAAGGGGCTTGTTTTATATCTATATAAAACGGTCAACGACCGCTATATCACAAATTTATATGCTTTATAAATTCCATCGCGCAGAGTGTACCAAAAATACACTCCGTGCGACATTCCTTGTTTTATCTCAATACTATCCGGCATATCGGCTGTAGATTCCGCTTGGACAAAATTACCCAAGCCGTCAAAACACCACCACGTCAAAGCGGTATGCTGTAAATCTTCCGGCACGGCGATATAGATATGGCTTTCGTTAGTAAGATTGGCATATATGCTCGACATATTATTAACGAAAGTTTCGTCTTTTACTTCATTTACGCAACCGGAAGTGTAAATTAATTGTATCTTTAAGCTGTCTGTTTTTAAAATCAAAATATATTCTTGCAAAGAATCTATAGTTTTGTTTTGTGTAATTCCTACACTATTTAAAGAATCTACTTTTTTATTCAAATCAAGGATAGTACTGTCCGCCCACGATATAGTTTTTTTCGCCTTCAAAAGCTCGTCGGTTGATTTTCTAAGACTATCTCTAAGTTCTATCGCTTGAACTTTTACAAACCAACACGGGTCGCCTACGGTGAAAGTAACTGTTTTTGTAATACTAAAATTTGCATCCTGAGCCAAACCGACAATAACGTATTCCCCGTTCTTAGCAAAGTTGATTTCTATGCCGTCGGTTTTATAATCCGCTTCATCCAGCAAGCCATTGTCAAAATATGTAGTAATTTTTATAGTTTTAAAATTATACGACGATTCCCAGAGCAGTTCCGCCTTATCCGAGATTTCTTTTACTCCGCCTTTAGTTTTAAAATTAAAATAGGCAAGTCTTTCTTTGTATGGGATAACTCCGGTGCGGCATACTTCTTTTAAGGGATCGTCATAGCACAACCTCCAGATAGTATTTGAAGCGATAACGCCGTTATCAATATTAATGTTCTTTATGTATTGTTCAGGGTTAAAAGTACACACCCACCATATTCTCCATGTATCGCCGTTGTCTGTACTGTATTGCAAAGTCAGTTCTTCTGGTGTTTCATCAGGGTTGATTCTTACTGAAAATTCGTATGATCCTCCGTTATAAATCGTATCCGGCTGTTGTATAAATTCAAAATCGTCGGAATATTTAAACTTTGTGTCAAAAGAATACGGGGTAGTATTCCATGTTCCGTTTGGATTTGTAAATATACCTATTTTTGCATCACCCGTTTTCATAATCGGCAAAGTAGCTCTTGCTGTGTCTGGACAAGTCCAAATCAAAGTATCGCTAAAGCGTGTCCAGTTCATGCCGTTGTCGAGAGAATATGCAAAGTAATATTGCAGGCTCTCTGTCGGCACTTCGTCTGTATATTGTATGTTATAACTTCTTCCGAAGTAATACTCGGATTGCGGGTTTATAAAGCCATCCGCTTTGCTGATTGTTGTAATAGCCAACAAGGTTATTGCAATTAGAATAATTCGTTTCATTATATCTCCTATAATATAAAAATAGGGACAGTAGTCCCTTTAAAATTTAAAATTGTTATTTTTCTTTTCTTTCGCTGTTAAATAAAACAGTAGGCCTGATAAAGCAAGGGCGCAAATAAGTATTATTGTTAGACCCATATTACCCCTTCTTTTGAAATAACACAACAGGTTGTTCTTTCGGCGGTTCTACGTCATATTCAACGCCCACCAAGTAGCTGTCGTGCGACCAGCACCATAGTATTTTGTTATCTTCTCCGGTAGAATCAACTATAAAATCATGCAAGCCATCATCGGAATATTGAAAGTCTTCGCCGAATTTCTCGCATATCACCTTGCCGGATACTTTGTCGCATAGTAAATATTTATTCATAAGCTATCCCGTTGCTTTCTGCTACATCTACGAAGAATGATTTCCTGTAGCCTAAGTTAAAAGCATTGTAGAAAATTACTAACTCGGCTTCTGTTAAGCTCGCTACTGCTTCCTTGAATTCAGTTTCTATTTCTTTAAGTCTTTCAGCAATCTTAAGTTTTGCGTCGTCTGTTAAATCAGTCATCATTTACTCCTTTTGAAATTTCTTTTGCGACATCCAACATCGGCTGTGTTAGCGATGTACGCTTACCGCTGTGAAAATCTTCTATTGTCGCATCCCATACCGCCTTTCTTAAGTGAGTTTGATATATACCAACCATACTTGAGAATAGCGTCATATTAGTTTCGTTAATTGTAAAGTTTACTAAGTCAAATACTAACACTTCGTCGCCTAAGCGTAATGTTACAAAAGGATAGAGTTTTACTACTTCGAGAGTGTAATCTCCGAATACTTTTTGTAGCTTGCGGTAACAGCCTTTTTCTACATACAGAAGTGTTTTCCGCCCGAACGTAAGTTCAAAATCTTCTTTAGTCATCCATTACCTCTGTCATTTTACTAAGCAATTTTTCTATTTTGCTAACATTGCTTACCAATAATCCTTCTAAGTTTAATTTTTCTTGCAGGGTAAAATAGGATTCTGTCATAATATTATACCGCGTACCTTCGCTAATGCCGATCGTATAACCCAAAACAGAGTATATTTCCATCCATAGCGCAACGTCTATTTCTATCTTTCCCATCTTAATCCCAATTATTATAACTATCGTATTCTTCATCAGGGCCAACCGGTTTATTATCCACCCAGCCGACTTTTCCAACTAATCCATAACAATCTATGCAATCCGTACAAGAATGGCAGCCTTGGCAGTTTGTGCATCCTATGCACCCTGTACAATTCGTACAGTATGCACAATCCACGTTATCCTTCCCGCCGGTAAAAGATTGTCTCTTGTCTATTCTAACTTCTTTCGTGTGCACAATCAACTCCATAAAATATTACTGTAACCATTAAACATATTAACCATAATACAAATACTGTTGTAAACATCCATTCCGTTGCTTTAACTATCGGGATGAACAGTCCCGCTTCTAACAAAATTGTTATTGCGAGACCCATCCATGTTCCTTTCTTAGCTTTCATAAAATCCAAAATTAAAGTTTAAAAATTAGAGCCGCCGTTTATAGACGGCTCCGTGGCAGCATTAACCCAAGGGGGAGAGGATAAATGCCTCCTGTTCTCACAGGAATCTTTAAAAAGGACAAGGAATTTCTTCGTAATCATCTACGCTGGGGAAACAGTCTTCATAATTACCATATTTCTCGATGTTGTCTTTGTTAAACTCTACATCAGGAAAGACTAGTTTAGCTAATGAAGAAAACTCCTTACCCGATAATCTATTTTTACCGTGGTATAATTTTAATTCGTGCATAAAATCAACGATGTTGTTATGCGGTTGACGAAACAATAAAACGATCAGACGATTCCCAAATCCTACGCTCATCTTAGCAAGCGTTTTACATATCTTTCGAACGCTAAGGGCTATACTGTCTTGTAGGATTTTTGCTCGAAGTTCTGCTGCTGCAAATTGTTCACCAATGGTTTCGTTGGACATAACTTCTCCGCTATTTTACGCATTTCGATAGTTTCATTCTTCTCATCTATGATTTTGTCAACACCAAGGAAACGATAAAGTTCATTTTTTATTGATAAAAATTCTTCCATTTCTTTGCTTCGTATTTCTTCGACCTGTAAGGCTTCCATAGCGACTACAACCAACGGCAATCCTAATGTTTCGCATATTTTGTTGTATAACAATATGCTGCCGTTATGTCTGCCGGTTTCCACCGCGCTTATATAAGCCGGATTCTTTCCCATTAATCGGGCTAATTCGCCCTGGGATACTTTCAACAGCCGCCTTGCGGGTCTAATCCCTAAATGTAATCTATTCATCTATATCCAAAATTAATTCAATGTGTTTTTCTCGTAGCATGTCTATCTTTTTGCCATCTTCAAACAGGCCGGATTCTACTACAGAGTATTTTTCAAATTTTATCCTGTCTCCAGGTTTTACGTACAAGCATTTTTTGCCTGCACGCAGTACCGTTGCGAACAACGGCGGTTCTTCTGTCGGGTTATTATTCACTACTATCAACCCGCTCTTTGTCACGACCTCCGGTGAATCAAGGTGTATGAATACCCAATCGTTTGTGGGTATAAATTTCTTTTCTTTTTTATTCATAATATTTTATCACTATGTAAAATTCAGGGTGCATGAAACTATTCTTTATGTCAACCGCCTCAAAAGCGTAATCATATCCTCTGGATTCTTCTATCCAACATCGCTCTTTATGTGTACCAAAACCGTCCCAATTAGCGACTTCGCAAAAATTCTGTACTATCATAAATTTTTCTTTCATCTTTATTCCTTAAAATGGTACGTCATTATCATCATCTACTACTGTTTCTTCGGCTACCGGCTGTACGGCTTGGACGGGTTGAACCCCTGCCGGCTTCGGTGCTTGCGGTTTATCGTCGTCGAATATTTGATACGACAATTCCATATCAGGCTGAGTATCCTTAGTCTTTTTTGTATTCGGGCGCATGTAATACATTTTACCGTCCTCGCCCTTGCCGCGATAATACAAATCCCCATTTTTATCCTCTGCTTTCCATAAGCCTGAGACTTTTTGAAATCCTGCCATTATTGAACCTGCGTATTAAATTTAGCAACTAATTCCTGAGCGTAATTAGTAACAAATTCTTCCACGTCTAATCCGCCGTCCGAGAAGAAATCTTCTAATAAAATCTTATTGGTAATTTCATCCAAGCTAATGCGATGATTGCTCCATGCGGAAATTGACGGAGCGACTTCGCCACGCGAGCAACAAAAATTAATATAAACGTCGTTTTTTTTGTATTTCGACATTATCTCTTTTTCTATTGCGCTAATACGTGATTCAATGCCATTCCGCGCAATCATTAATTCGGTCAATTCTGCATTATATGCGCTTTTAATTTCGATTATCATTTGATCATAACCGATTTCCATCGCTTGCTTCGTTTTTGCGCTTACCTTTTCTGCTAAAATTTTAGCTATGGTTTTGTTCATCTTTGCCATTATTTTCTCTAATTTATATTTAAATTTCCGGTTATTTCTGTGATAACATCAAACTTATCTTTTGCATTATTGCCTATAGCCTGAGTTATCCAATCGTCTATCATTTTCGTTGCGTATCCAAATAGATATATTACTTCGTATAAATGATCTATCTGCGCTCTAAGCACTACAGTTTCTTCTTCCCATCTTATTTCAGTCAAAGCCTTTTTATCAGGAGCGTGTTTGTTTATAAACTTAAACAACTCTTGAGTGTGTTCTTCGTAGATAGGCTTAAATTCAAATCCAAACGGGATTGTGATTTCCGCGGTGGTTATTATTTTGCCAATATCAGTGTCTTTGTCAATCTTTTTCTTTTTATTGAACATTACATCTCGACAATTACTGGTTCTGCTTCTTCGGGCGGAATCGCTGCAACACCGGTTTCGTCTTCTTCGGTATCAACAAGAAACTTGTAATTCTTCTTAGCGTGTTTTATAATCTCTTTTTCAGTTATCGCGCTGTTCGTAGCTATTGCAAGTCTTAGTGCTGTTTCTCTCGCTACGTAGTCACGGTCGATTTCTCTATCAGCTAATTGTTTCTTAAGAGCGTCTATAGCCTGCATGAATTTCTTATTAGCTTTTTCTAAGCGTTCAACTTCTTTGATTTTCTTTGTATAGTCGGATTGAATTTTAACAATATCTTCGGCTAATTTGATTTTTGCATCATGTAACGCTGCACCTGCTCGCATTTCTGTTGACCATTTCTCGTAAAAAGCGTTCGCTGCATCCTTTGAATCTCTAAGCTCGCCACGCAATTCATTAATTTCTTCTAATAATTTTCGTTTACTGCTCATTATATTTTCCCGCATAGTTTTTAAAAATTTGTCCAATTGACAAATGCAATATACGCAATTTATTATTATCAGCCAAATATTCTACGTAAAAATATATTTTTTTTTCAAACGTAACATAAGTTTGGTTATTACACAGAAATTTCGTAGTTTTGTATCTGAAAAACGAACACAAAAATTTTTATGAGGTTGACGAATGACACGAGCGCAAAAGATGATACAGAAGTATCGCCGCAGACGCAACATTGATGATAAGATGGATGCTTTTTGCCAAGCAATAATTACTATGAACACAGGTCGCGAAATTGAAGGATTCATACCAGGTAAAGTTACGAATATATTTATCCGTTCGCCAAGGCCATGGGGATTAACTACTGTGTCTAATTACGCATTGGCAAAATATGGATGGATGTGGAAATTATGAAAAAGAAAACAAAAAGACATCTAAAACAACTCAATGAAATATATAACTTTATGGTAATATATTTTTGGAGGCAAGGCATAGATATAACAGCAGAAGATTTCGATCCGAAGAAAATCGCCCATAAACACCCGCTATTGAGTTTTTAATCAATAGACGAGTATTTTATCGAATACAGGTATAAAAATTAAATACAGGGCAAAAGAAGTGGCAAAAACGCATATCGTAGGGACGACGAAACGGCAGAAAAACATATTCAGCGAAACAACCGGACAAAAGAAAGTTTCCTTGATAGAAAAAGTTTCTTGATAAGAGAAAAGTAGCAAAAGAGAATTAATCTTCAAAAAGATTAATCTATCAAAGAAAAAATATAGAAGTATTATTATTAATATAAGAGATATACTCTAGTAAGAAAGAAAGTACATCTAAAGAGTAATACTTAAACTAATAAAGAAAGAAAGAAAGAAAGAAAGAAAGAGAAGATATATAATTATATACTAGTATTAACTAGATATAATATATTATATAAATATAATATATACAAAATAAGGACTTAGCATGGCATTAAGAAAGGGTACGTCCCAGGATTACGTAGCTGTCGGAAAGATTTCGATGCTACTTTACGGAAAAGCAGGAATTGGAAAAACTACTTTGGCGACAACTTTGCCAAACCCAATATTCCTGAATTTTAACAAAGAGGGTTTGAGAAGATCAAACCAGAAGTTTGACTATCTTGAAATAGACAGTTGGGAAGACATTGCAGACGACATGAAAACGATTAAGCAGGAATTAGAGCCTTACGATTATGTAGTTATGGATACAGTTGACAGTATGTTAGCTTACATTATGTCCTACGTTAAAGAGAAAAACCCTAAATCCGCAAAGAACGTTATGAAGCTATACGGACTATTAGGTGAACAAGTTACTGATTTTATTAACGAGTTGATTATCCAAGGCAAAGGATTATGCTGGATAGCGCACGAAGACGAAAAGAACATTTCTGGTACTGATGATACTTTTAGCCAGCCTAAATTCCAGGGTAAGATAGCCAAGGATAAGATTTATAATTTTGTTGACATGATAGGCTATATTGACGTATCCGGCGACAAAGAATCTTCGGTTAGAATACTGTCTTTTGAAAGAAGTCAGTTCTATCATACTAAAAACCCGCTAGAGCACGAAGGATTAAAGGGAGTAGATATTCCTGTTATTGACGGAAACAACGGAATAAATACACAATTTCTTGCGGAAAAACTGACGGATTGGCGTAAGATGTGGGAAGAAAAACTTAACGCTTTAGACAAGTACAAAGATTTATTAGACGGCTATAATAAAAGCATAGCCGAAACTAAAACGCTGCCTAAATTAGCAGAAGTCGGCGAAGCTATAAAAGAGGATAAGACTTTGACTAAGATTCTAAAAGAACAGTTAAAAGTTTCCTATGCGAAACAGTATAAATTGCTCAAAGCCGCGGCTGAAAAGAAGGTTAAAGAAGTTCCTGTGGCCGTAGTAGAAAGCATGAGCGAAGAAGAAGACAAATATCCAACCTATGAAGAATACAGAGACAATGAAAACGCAGCACGATTGGCAGAAGCAGAGGAAGGATAATGAAAATAAACACGATACAAATCTTCCGCGCACCATATATCGTATTTGAAGATGATGCAAAAAGTTCGTATTCTTTTTCTGCGCTTAGCCTATCCGTAGGAATTAGGCAGATTAATGATGAATTAAAACGGCTAGAGAAGAAAGCCGCTTCTTGGGAAAAAGACTGCAAAGAGATAAACACCGCTAAAAATGCTGTTGTTTGTGAAAATGAAAAACTGGAAAAGCGGGTTAAAGAATTAGAAACTAAATTTGAAATTTATAAAGACGCAGAAAGCCAACTGTTTAAAGCAGGTAATGCAATACCGATGATAGAATATCAAAAGGCTCATTATGTTGATAGTTATTATTTTACAGGTTTGTTTGCAGTAAATCTTAAATTAGAAGCCAAATTAGCTGAATATAAAAAAGAGAACGACAGGCTTTGCATTGAATTAGATGAAACTCACGATAGTTTGTGGAACTCCCGCGAAGCAGAGGGATACGCTAATTCAGAAATAACTTCGTTAAAAGCAAAAATTAAATCTTTAGAATACGATAAAGATAAGTTGCAGAATGAATTAAAAGGGATAACCTTTAATTCTATGAGGATAGACGAAGCGAATGAAGTTCCAAAGGAAACGCTTGATGACATGTGGATGATATATGCAAGTACATTATGTCTGAAATCGGTAGAACTCAAAGCCATCAAAATAGCCTTAGAGAAAGGCGAAATCCCTAAGTTTAAGATACAGGTTACACCGGAGCAAAGCGAATATGTACAGAAATGGATAATGGCAAATAAGGGTACATGGTATAGCGGCAATAAGAAAATAAAAAACACAAAACAGAGATATTTATTTACAAGATACGACAATCGTGATGTATTGACGCATTGTAGTAATTACAAAGCTACATTCAATGACGACAACAGCCCCGAAATCACATTTGACCAATTCAAAGCATGGGCGAAACCGATAGAGCCTGAAATAAAAACAAGTGATTTTCCATTGCTTGCGGTAGTTGAAAAAGACGGGGAAAAGTATATTGGTTTTATGAATCAAACACCAGGAACAACAACGAATCGAACGAAAGTATATCATTGGGACACAAAAGGAACATTATGTACAACTTATTTTCATTTGTATGAAGTACATTGTACAGGCGGAGGGCAGTTAGACAAATATATTAAAGTTACAAAAACTATGATAAAAGAACTAAAAGTCGGAGATAGTTTTTATTTTAGCGACGGATATAGTTATGTTAATTCTACAGACATAGATGATTATTATCATGTTAATAAAATATCTTTAGATGAGAACAGAATATATTGCGAAGATCAAACAGGTCACACGACTAAATTCTGTTTTATTCTTGCGGAGAATCCTGTTTACAAATTTGAGTTAAAGTAATGATAATCAATAGAATATCAACTACGCTTTTAGACACTTGGCGGAAGTATATAACCGACGTACAGAAGTACGGTGTATCGCAGATAGATGATACCGCTATGGTGTTAGCTATAATGCGTAAATCTATGCAGTCGAAATTTATGTTCTATGGAACAGCTCTGCATGCTATACTGGACGAACCTGAGTTATATTACAACCAGGCTACAAACGAGTATATATACTACAAGCCGGATGTTTTCAAGAAGCCGTTAAAATATACCGCCGCTATGATACAGGAATGCCTTGAAGCAAAAAAAGAAGCTGTAGGCGGTATAAACGAACACAAAGCCGTTAAAGAGTACAATGTCCACGGACAAACTATAACTTTAGTCGGCATGGTAGATAATCTTAAATACACTACAATTAACGAATATAAAACACAATACGGAAGCAAGCCAGGGGACTTTATACATGACGAATTCCCTGACTACGACAGAGACACATACAATGAGTTTTTGCTTTCTATGCAATGGAAAGTATATTTAGACATATTTGAGGGTGCTACATCCTGCAAATATTACATATTTCAACTAATCGAGCAGCAATTGAAAGAGGTAATAACATTCGATTTGTTTTCTATAGCAACGCATGAATATTACCCTTATGAAACTATGCACGAAGAAATTATAAGTGATTTATCAGATTTATTAGAATTTATTAAAAAGAGAGAACTTATGAAATATACAGAGTACGACACTAATTTAGGAATTTATTTATGCCAAACATAGGAATAAATTTGTGGAACGACGATGGAGACAGACTAGAAACATCTGGTTTACTGGAAGACGGAACCGGTGATTATGAACTAAAAATAGGCATAACCCATTTTAGCAATTCTGCTTATATGAGGTTAGATGCTACCAATATGTACATATTGTCTCGTAAGTTACGAAAATTAATTGAGGAATATGAGCAATTAACAAAGGAGCACGAGTAATGACAATGAAAATTAATTCTTTTAAGATGAAGTTGAGTTGCGAAAAAGAATATTGGTCGGTTTTGATAACTATACGGGAAAACTATAAAGATGGCAAGACAGATGAACGCACTGACTGGACTGACAAGTATTTATTAGTTAAGAATTACGATAACGAAATACTACAGATACGCAGTACTAAAAGCAAAGAATATTTTGAATCTCGTGCACAAGACGTGTATCCTGAAATAACTTACGAGCAGTTTATAAAACTTTACGGAGCGAAACCGAGTGACTAAAAACCACCATTCTAAACTAGAAATTATACAAATGTTCTCCGTTTTAAATGTGGTGGGGCTAAAAGAGCGTAATGGATGGCAGAAAGTCCGCTGTCCATTATGCTCTAAAGGGCGCAACAAATCAACAGAGCCTGTATTAGGCATAGATGTGAGCACGGGAGGGTTCTTTTGCCATCATTGCGGATGGGTAGGAAACGTGAACACAGAAAGAGAATACAAGCCGAATTACGCGCCTATAGACACAAAGCGACAAACAGCACTACCATTGCCGGCAAAAGACTGGCTGATAACGGAACGGGGAATTACAGAAGAAGTAATCCTTAGAAATAATATTAAAGCAGAAACGCGGTTAGACCGCAGCGGTGTAAAAAAGAAGTTTATAGTATTTAATTACCACTTGGGGAACCAAGTAGTAAATGCGAAGTATCGAACCAAAGACAAAGATTTTCAGTCGGCGAAATCAGCCGCTCCTGTGTTTTATAAATTAAACGATGTCTTTGAATCTGATACAGTGATTATAACAGAAGGCGAAATAGATGCTCTTACATACGAAGTAGCAGGATACCACTATGCTATATCCATACCGAACGGAGGGATTATTCCTAAAGGCGACAAGATTATGGAATATAAATACATAGATGAATGTCTGCCATATCTTCAGGATGTAAAAAGATTTCTTATTTCAACCGACAACGATTTAGTAGGGCGGTATTTACAGAGAGAGTTTATACGAAGATTTGGGAAGCAGAAATGCTATAAAATTACTTATCCGACGGATTGCAAAGATGCTAACGAAGTGCTAATGCTGCACGGAGTTGATGCTGTGAAAGCCATGGTGTCTTCCGCTACGCTATTCCCAGCGCAAGACGTATTCTCTATGTCGAACAGGAAAGATGAATTTATCCAATTATACAGACATGGATATACTCACGGAGCTACTACAGGTGTCCCGAACTTTGACAGGCATTTAAAATATTTTACGAAAGCCTTTCATGTTGTTACAGGCATTCCAGGCGACGGCAAGAGTACTTGGGTAGATTACCAATCGGTACTGCTTGCGATAAACAACGCTTGGCATATAGCTTATTACACTCCCGAGAACGCAGACCTTGAACTTCACGGACAGAGAATAGCCTCTCAATTAGTAGGAGAGCCGTTTATACCAGGAGGCGAAAGACACATGTCCGAAGAACAAATGATGAGAGCTTACGCATTCATAAATGAATATTATCATTACGTATATCCAGACAAAATAGCAAGCCTCGACGAGATACACGAGGCATTTGATTTTGAAGTACAGAAGCATGGCTGTAAATTGTGCATTGTTGATCCTTGGAATACTGTGGAACAACAGATACCTAAGTTTATGAATGCGGATCAATATTACGCTATGGCTTTAAATAAAATGAAGTACTTCGCACGTGACCACGACGTGCATTATATTCTTGTAGCTCACCCGACAAAGATGGAAACTAACGCGGACGGAACGTATAAGAAACCTAAACTATACAACATTGCCGGTTCGGCGCACTTTAAGAACATACCGGATTATGGAACTATAATATACAAGACTTTACAAGGCAATATGATGGTTGACCACGAGAAGATTAAGCATCCTCAATTTATGGGGATTGGCGGAAGCTCGGAGTATAACTTTGACAGAGATACGCAACGGTATTGGATAGACGGATACGATAGAATGAGAGACTTGTCAACTGTATTAGATAACATAGAAAATGAACCAATTGAGGATATGAGCAAATATGAAGAACCACCATTTTAGAGCATTGTATTACGCAAGAGTCGGCGTTATCGAACAGCAATTTATCCGCGACTGGTTCGACAACCACAGAGTAACTAAATACACAGGCAGGAGATTTACTCCTGATATGGTAATATTAGACGAAGAATTGATTTATAATTTAGTACGTAAAATGAACAAACTGCAAAACCAAGAAGCACGGGACAAGAGAATTGACAACGTGATAGCAAAATTTGCTCCGAGTTATTGTTGCAATAAGATAGGAACGGTAGTATGACAAAAGAAACCAGAAAAAGAATTTTTAATAAATACGGCGGACGCTGTGCTTACTGCGGCTGCGTACTTGGTGATAATTGGCACATAGATCACGTAGAACCGCTTCAGCGAGGCAAAGGCGATAAATATAAGCATCGAGATGTAGAATCGAATATGGTGCCTTCTTGCCCTAGTTGCAATAATTATAAATCGACGCTGTCGCTTGAAAAATTCCGAGGAGAATTAATGCTTTTGCCAGATAGGTTAAGCAATCGGGTTAATATCTACAAAATTGCTAAAAGGTATGGTATTGTTAGGGTAGTTCCTAAATCATATCAAATTGTATTTTATTTTGAGGATTATAATAACTTAATGTATAAAAAGGAAGAATAATGATACTCATTGGCATAGACCCAGACTTACGCAAAAACGGCGTAGCGGAATACAATACAATTACTAAGAAAATTACAGGAACTCCTATGGATTTTTGGGATTTAATAGCGTACCTACAAAAGATGAAACTGACAAAAGGGCAAGAGATAAAAGTAAAACTCGGCGCAGGCTGGGAGAATCCAAAGACTAACTGGCACGACCCAGCGATACCGCAAAATATGCAAAATGCTACGCCCGCGGCGAAAGAAAGTTATAAGAACAAGGTTAAAAATAGAATATCCGTAGGCACGGGTATGAACCACGGAGTAGGCATTAAGATTATGGAATGGTGCCAGCGCAACGAAGTGCCTTATGACCTCTGCGTTCCGAAGAAAGGGAACGCTAAGTGGTCAATTGCGAAAGTAACTAAATATACAGGAATAAAGCGCGCTAACGAAGACGTGCGCGATGCAATATCATTTATATGGGGATTTTAAAAATGATACGCCTGAAAAACAAGATCAACAAAACGGAAGAACTGAAAAAGATAAAGACATTTGCAGACGACTACTATAAAGATTGTTACGAAGAAGAATTGCGCAAAGAGGCGTTTCTTGTAGGCGCAGAACACGTATTAAAAATATTGCAACTAAAAACAATAGGAGAAACCAATGGCTAAAAAACCGATAGCAGTTTTAGATTCTGAAATGAAGAAAGAGCAAATGCAGTCATTTCGCGATGCAGGAGATATATGGAAAGCGGCGGAAGAAGACGCTATAAAGTTCTATTTCAACGAAGTGACTTCAGCAGGTGAACGCTTAGGAACTATGCTCAGGGGAGTACGGAATATAGCCCTTAAAGCAGGCTATATCGACAGTTTATACCGCAAGGTGAACCGGAAGCCTAAGCATTACAGAATATACAATATGGAGACAGACGCCGATGTAGTATTGGCGGGCAACAAGAAATCGTTTATTACTGTTAAGATGTTTAACAAATCACCTTATAGAGCAATAATAATAAACGACGAGATACAAAAGTTATTAGATTTTCTTTACGCTAATTACGATTATCCTGAGATAACCTGCGGGTTCTATGTTGATACTTCCCGCATGCAGCATTTACGATACATGTACGCACACGCCTACGGTATGGCTATCGAATTAAAACAATGCGACAGCCTGCCTCCTTGGCGGGAATTATACAGAGCCTACACTAAAGCCGGTATTCATCTCTATATGCTTAAGAGAGGCAAATACGCGACTGTCATGCGCGGGTTAGAGAAGAAACCGAAAGGCAAATACATGAGATGGTACGACGGTTATAGAAGATTTACAGAATACAGTGTGACCGAGGCGTATCCAAATACATATACGTGGTCAAAAACCGCGGCAATCTTCTAGAATTATTTTAAGGTTCTAAGACACAAGAAAAGTTGTTATGTTTGTTCATAGCAACTTTTTTTTATGTTTGCAATAAATAGACACTTGCCCCGTTACTACCAAAATGACAGATAAATTGACAGATACCGCGGAGACGCCCGAACAGATAAAATTATATCAAATGATACAGAGCAATGATTTGCCTGTAGTATTAGATATAGACAAGACGCAAGGCCTTATAGACGCTATGTTAGTGAGAGGCAGTATGATTATGTACGGCGTATTACATGACCCTGATATAGTACCGGAGACAAGGATCAAGGCAGACTTGGCGATATTGAAATATGCAGACCATTTGGAAAAACGATTGAACAAACCAAAAGAACAAGAAGATTTAGTGGATGACATATAATGGCTAAGAAGATGAGCGATTATATTAAACTTCATCCGAAACAAAGGCAAGTCATGGATATGATTGGGCTTGGCTACTATATCTTTTTTGGAGGTGCGAGGTCAGGTGGGAAAAGCTATTTGGCGTTAGCTGCTTGTATGGTATTGTGTTGCAGGTATCCAGGACTAACTTGTGTTGTCATTCGTAGAACCCTGCCGGAATTAAGAAAAAACTTCATCGGCAAGAAATGGATGTTCCCTGAAAAAATCTTTGGATATAGATTAGACCGCAAGAACAACGCTTTTGTTTTTCAGAATGGGTCAATGATAGAGTTTCAGCCGTTAGATTCGGCGAAGGATTTGGAAAAAGTATTAGGTATTGAGTTTCAGTTTGCTGTGCTTGATGAGGCGAATACGCATTTAGAGGACACTATAGTTAAGATAACCGGTTCTTTACGTAAGACAGACAGATTCCCTGGCTTTGTTCCTAGTCTTTTAATGACGGGCAATCCAGGTGGCAGGAGTGACCATTGGTTTAAGACGCATTTTATCAGTCCCGACTATAGCCGTTGGTCGCCAGCGGAATTGACTTTTAAAGATAAGTTTAAATACGTTTTTAGTTCCGCTTACGATAATCCAAGCGTTTGTGACAATGACCCTGATTATATATTAAAACTACAAGCGTTGCCGGAACATCAGCGCAGGGCATGGTTAGAAGGCGATTGGAATGTTTTCTTTGGGCAATATTTTACAGAGTTCAACGCAAACATTCACGTTATTCCCGCTTTCGACATACCGGACGATTGGTTAAGAATATGCGGCATAGACATGGGCTTTACCAAAGAGCATCCGACAGTGTGCTTATGGCTGGCTCAGAATCCAGAAAATTTTAAAACCTATGTTTACCGTGAATACACAAGTTCGCATTCAATAGAAACATTTATACGCGACATAAAAGAATTATCGGGGGATGAGGAAATCCAGGGTTATTTTTGCGACCCTAGTATGTACGGCAATGGCAACAGAAGAAGCGAGGCGGATCAGTCCGCGGCAATGCTGTTTATGGGAGAGGGTATGCCATTAATACCGGCAAGCAATGACCGCGTGACGGGCTGGACTTTATTAAAGCAATGGTTAGACCACGAACAACATATAGGCAAAGAATCTTTGATGTATTTCTTCGAAGACTGCCAGACGCTAATTACTACTCTACCTTCGCTACAATACGTAGCCTCTACCGATAATAAGAAAAAGATGGATTTGGATACAAAGGGTGCTGACGATGCGGCTGACGCTTTGCGTTATGCAGTAATATCGGGATTGCAACTACCGACATATACCATGCAGGAAATAATACGTAACGCAGCACTCAATCCAACAGACGATAAATCCGAAAACGACGGTATAGAATGGCTAAGAGATAAATTACTTTACGGTGCTTATGAAACGGCATCCGTGGCGGCAATATACTAAGGAAATAAATGCAATTAGTAAATAAAAATATAATAGATACGAAAGACGTTGAAGCGCGCAGAACAAAAGTCAGAAAGGATTTTGACGAGGTGCGTGACGCTTTCCATGCTAAACAAAGAATAGGACATAGAAACGCCGAGTGGCGCAAGGGTAATCAGTGGACAGACCAAGAGAAACATTTGCACGAAGTACAGCAGCGTATAGCGTATGTATTTAACTACATAAAGAGATACGTTGACCACATGATAGGTACGCAGATACAAACTCGTATGGATGTTAAATTGCTTCCGCGCGAACCAGGCGATGAAAACAAAGTGGAATTATTACAACATATTTTAAAATGGACTGAGCAAAACTCAGACATTGACATTGTGGAGACGGAAGTCTTTGAAGACGGCGTAGTCAAAGGTTTTGGAGCTTGCTCGGTAAGATGGGAAAGCGAAGACCTTGATTTTGGTTATTCTTTTGTAGAGAAAATACCATTCAACCAATTATATTGGGACTTAAATTCAAAGAAAAAAGACAAGTCGGACTGTTCTTGGATGGGCAGAGTACAGCATACTACAAAGAAAGAAGCCGGAACGTTATTCCCTGACAAAGTAGAAGAAATATACGCGCAAGGATCGCCTGACGGTTTTGTATATAACGAGAAAACTAACCGCGAAGTAGATGCTTTAGCGCGCTGGAATAACGAGATGGTGGACATATTTGAGCACTATGAACGCTATATGGTATTAGAATGGTTAGTGAGCGATGAATTAGCCGGCAACATAACAAAGTTCTCGGACGAAACAGAAGCTACGGATTTCTTTGACGGGTTGATAACTCAATACACAGCCGACGGCACAGCGATATACGACGAACAGGGCAGCCAGCTTGTTCAAATACATAGCCAACAAGTAAACCGAATATATCAGACTATAATGGTAGGCGACAAAGTAATACGCGCCTATATGACGGCAATGAATGATTTCCCTTATGTAGTGTATTGCGCTTACGATGATGATGGTGATTACACCGCTGTAGTAAACGATATGATACATCCGCAGACTATGATAAACAGAATGTTATCGCAATGGGATTTGCAAGTCGGCAAGCAGATGAAACAAGGTATGAGTGTTATTACTACTTTGTTAAGAAGGGATTTTACGCTAGAAGATTTACGCGCGGAAGTGAGTAAGACAGCTACTATTATTCCGGTTATGAATCACGAAGCATTGCGTCCGTTGCCGAACATACAGGTTAATCCTGAAATGTTCGCGGGTATTCAATTATCAACATCAGCAATAGAATCTATCGCCGGAGGCAGTAACTTAAATGGTACTGGCGAAAGCGCAAGTGAATCAGGTAAGGCAGCAGCTATACGCGCACAACAAGGCGGGTTGGCTAGACTTCCGATGTATGATAACCTAAGACTTTGGAAAAAGAATGTAGCCTTGCGTATGGTATGGTGGATTAAGAATTATATGAGCGAAGCGCAGATAATGCGTGTTGTCGGGCAGACAGACATAGATATAGTTAATTTAGACGATGGTTTCTTAGACACATTACGTGAATTAAAAGTAGATATTACTGTTGACGAGGCGGTAAACAGCGCAACAGTTAAACAGCAAAACTTAGAACAATTGACTAAGATATTGCAAACTTCCGGCGGAGCGATTTCACCTTACGTATGGATGCCGATAATGCTTAAACTATCGGACTTCCCGCAGACCGAGAAAGAAGAACTTTTAAAAGATTTAGACTTAAGCAAGAAGTATTCGGAATTGCAAGCGCAGTTAATGGAATATCAAAAACTACTGAAAGGCGTAGAGAACAGCAATCTGCGTACTCAGTTAAAACAAGTCGAAAAACAAAAAGAAGAAATAGAAAGTGCCGTTGAAGATATAGAGATGGCAAAAGAAGATTTAGTAAAATCACAGCAGGAGTTGGCGGCTATGCAGGCAAAAACTCCAAGTGAACAAGAGATAAATAGTGTATTACAGGAGCAACAATAATATGGAAGATGAATTAGAAAATGGCTTGGAAAACGAGCCTGAATTAGAACAGCCGGAGATCGAAGAACCGGAGCTGGAAGTAGAAGACGACGATAGTGATTTAACGTTCTTTGGTTTAAATTTCGGCATACAGCCGGAAACGCCAGCGGCACAAGCAACACCGAAGCAAGCGAGCAATCAATTAGATGCTATAGTAGATGCTTACGCGGGAAGTAAAGTGATGCAGGATATAGTGCATTACAGAGCAGAAGGATACGACGATAAGACTATTTTAGAGGCGTTATTTAAGATTCACTTAGAAACAGACGGGCAACCGGCGCAAGAAGATGAAGAACCGCTACCGCCAAAGGTACAGAAAGAATTACAGCGCATGCAGAATGAATTAGCGGCGATGAAAAATCAGCAAGTGGAGAAATCTACTACTGACAAGAATAGTCAGATAATTATAGAAAAAATGAGCCAGGCGGGCGTAGAAGCGAGCACTGGCAACATAGATGTATTGTCCCGCGCGTATGACGATTTATACGGCGAACAGGTACGGGAACGCGTAAAATTAGGATTGCCGGTACTGCCTATGACAGAGAAGATGGTAGCGAGATTATTAATCTCCGCTTTCCCTGACGCGGCAAAGACGAAGATACCAGGCACGAAACAAACAGCGGCAAGCAAAATGAATAAACAGGCTGGCATTCCCAATGTATTAAAGACAATTGCCGCGCAAGAAGTGACAACAAAAGAGAAAGACGTTGACTGGGAAAAGATGACGCCGGCAGAAGCAAGACGAGAAAATCAAAAAAGAATAGACAATCTATTTTAATTAGCATGAATTTAAAAACAAACCAAAGGAGAGGATAAATTACATGCAAAATGAATATAACAACAAAGTAAGGGTGGCAAATCCGAGAAGTTCTACCTCCGCGAATCCTCGTGAGGTATTTGAGGATATATCCTCAGATATTCGGGAATTGAACTATCAGAGAACACCATTCTTAACCTTAGCGAGTTCAATCCTCAAAAGAGGCGCGAAACCTAAAGGTACAAAAGTTGTGGTACGCGAGTATCATAATTGGAACTCACTGGACAAAATCAATCAAGCGACGATGGGCGAAGCGACAGCGGTAGCCTGGGAAAGATACGCTTTGATTGAATTAGCAGGCTTGACACGCCCTGAAACAAAAGGATCAATGATTTGGCAACCACAGGATAAGTTCTATATCCATGGCACTGACGATGTAGTTGAAGTAATTATGACCCCGACAGCGGTTAAATACCTTGGCGATAACCATACTGCACCTGAATTAGTGCCTGACAGCGTAGCTGGCACAGGTGTGACAGGACAGGCAATGGTGAGCACTTGTAAAGAAGGCTGTATCGTAGTAAAGAATATCAAACCTTTCGGCTTGAAGAAAATTACTACTAATTACGTAAACTTTATCGGCCATACCTTGGTAGAATCGCAAAAGATTGAGTCTATCGGGCAACAGTTCGACATCATGTACAACTGTAACTTCGTAGAGCACCAAGAAGCAGTAGTCGAGATGACAGAGGATCAATACGCATGGATTCAAACCAAACTGACAAAACCGGATTGGGATTTCCAAGTTGAAAAATCGTGGCAAAAATTCAAAGACGCTATTGAAAAGAACATGTTCTTCGGTAAACGTTCTATAGACGGAACCGGTAAGAGAACAGAGCTTCACATGAATGGCTTCTTGAATACAGTAAAAACCAATGTCGCTTACTACAATCCGTTCCAAGTCACAGACTATGAAATGATGATACAATCATTCTTGCTTGACCAAGGGTTCCGTTTCGGCGAAGACAACAAGAAAATTGGTTTGATTGGACAACAGTTAAACAAGAATTTTGCTAATAGCTTCAAAGACTATCGCAGAACTACAGGTCTTTCACCGGAGGACGTGGGCAAATCATTTGGTTTAGATATTGAATCTTATTTAATCCCAGGCGGATTTAAATTAGGCTTGCTTCAAGCAAACAATATCTTCCAACCACAGACAGAAATGACTAACTGGTTGGCCGTGATTGATCCTTCACAGCAAGAATTAAGAGTTGTAAAAGACTTTGAAACAAAAGATTACACATTAGCAAATGAACGCGATAAGAAAATGATGATAGAATGGCAAGGCACTATTGCTTTCCATTTGGAACAACATCACGCTTTACTCAAAACTTATAATTCACAAGCGTTTGTGTAAGGAGATAACAACATGAGATATATTTCAGTAAACCCAGGTTTGATGCTGTTGACCGAAGAAGGTCAAAGCCGCCACATTTTCTTCAACGGCGTATTAACCGTTGGCGATAATACTACACGCGACGGCAACTCAGCCACAGGAACACCAACCTCCGGTTATGTAATAGATGCTTTCGACAAGAGCGGAACATTCTACAGCGATTTAATGTTCATCCGTCCGGCAGACTTATCGGGCAATACCGCAGGTACTACTTGGACATCACGCGCGGAGAGAGTAGGTATGGGTACATTAACATTGACTACTGCTACAGGTGCTACATTAGGCTCATTAAGAAGCGGATGGGATGGTTCAACATTCTTCGAAGCTCCTTTGTTGGATGCTTCGGCAGGTGTTACTCCAGGCACAAGCGGTGCATGGTACAGCGTAGAAACCGGTTCAGTAACATACGGTACTTCAACATACCGCACCGGCCAAGTATTTATGAGTGTTGGTACAGGCGATGCAAGCGGCGACGGTACTATTGCATTAACATTGCCTTTGGCATTAGTTGATGGATGCAATCCGTATTATTCCGAAGCATTTAAAATCACCAAGACTATGAATCCTGACGATTTCTTGAACTACTGGGATCCGACTGCGGAACAAGGTTACGAACCTCGTAATACTTCCGGCACAGCCGACGATACATTCTATGGTTATGTAAGCAAAGGCACAGATACTAGTATATAGTTAATTGTTTAGAATCAAGGGCGGGGTGTCCTCGCCCTTTTATTTAAAGAGGATGACATGGCAGACATAACAGCGCAAGGCAAGTTTAACAAGAAGAACGCAGACGGCAGTTGGAAATACCAGAAAACCGGCGGAGACCCAAAGAAAGGCTACGAAATGACCAAGAAATGGGATTCGACAACTAAAACTACCAGCGACACTACCAAGACAGATACAACAAAGCCTATAAATAACGAGCAGGGCAGATTAAGAATTAAGAATATGCTCGAATCAAAAACAAAAAAGGTATAGATATACCGTATATAATTTTAAAACATACAAGGAGCAACGACTATGGCGGATAATTTTATAAAACTGAGCAAGGTAAAGAACACTTTATCGCATATAGCTCAAAATCACGATTACGCATACGTGAAAAAGCAATGGGAAGCTAACAAAGCACCCAACAAAAAGCCTTACGAAGAAGTAATATTCTGTTCGACAGATTACGAAACAACGATCAAGTATGAAAATACTAAAACCGGCGATGAAGAACAAATTATGTTCAAAAGAGGCGCATACCTCACGAACAATAAAAGCCAGATAGATTTCTTAAGAAATACAGATTTGTTTGATGTAGTGATATACGAGAATAAACTTCCCGAATCTATCGTGCGCGAACAAGAGTATGAAAGACGCTATCTCACTTCACATGACAAAGAATACGAATAAATAATATAGACGGAGCGTGGCATGAATATGTCATTAATAGAACTTGAGCGGGCATTCAAGAAAGAATATTTGGATTTATTAGAGCGGCTTTTAAAATTAGAAAGCAGAATACCTATAACATATACTTATGATTCAAGTGATGAAGAACATGCGAATGTAGATTTGCCGCTTACAACGCCTAACAAAATAGGTGATTTTATGTATGATACATATAGTAAAGAATTTTATATGGCAATAGGAATAGACACAGAAGCAGATTGGTTCCATATAGCTGGCGACCAACAAACACCAGAAGAAACTCCAACATAATAGGAAATAACAATGATAAATCAAGAAAACAATACTAACGAGATGCCGCCTTTGAACAAAGAGGACAAGAAGAACAAAGACGCTTTGATGTTCAACCTTGCTGTTATGCAAGCCAAGCAACATCAAAAAGGCAAAGAGTTAGAAGAAACGAAGATGGATATAATGCTCCGTCAGATACAGTTAGAGAAGCAACAGCGCGAAGCCGCACAGATGTTAGAGTTGTTAGGCAAGTCCGCGCAGATGATGGATCAAGGCATGCAGGCGCAGCAATCTATGCAACCGCCAATGGGCGGCGGGGGTATGCAAGCTCCACAAGGCGGAGAAATGCCGCCTCGGGAACAAATGGGTTCCGCACCGATGCAAGGTATGCCGCAAGAAATGGGTTATGGTAATGAAGAACAAGGAATGATGGAATAATGACAACTACACAGATGATAGATATAGTTAGACGGCGCATGGAAGATATAGGAGCCGATTTGCCGACAAACGCTCGGAGAGGTTCTTTTTACCGCGACGACGAGATATTACTATGCTTAAACATGGCACAGGATATGCTCGTGGACTATATTCTTGAATCGCAGGATTCTCATTTATTGGGTTTCTTGATGTGTAAAGTTCCTTATGTCAAAGCCAATCCGGCTTTTCCGGTTAATTTTGCCTATGCGGCAGAAGGATATGTGCTAGACGGCGCAGGAATACCATACCGTGCAGAAATACTATTAGGTGCGAACGCTATACCGTATTTATACGATACAGTCTCCAGTACTACTATCGGATTAATAAACGATGATTTATATTATAATACAACCCAATGGTATGATTTTAAAATATACTATTACGAATATCCTCCGGCTATAGTAACATCGGGTGACAATATAGCTTTTCAAGACGACATGTATTTAGGCGTTATTTGCGAACTCGGTGCTACTGTATTAGGCTTTAAAGAGCCGCAGACGCAACGTGAGTTTAAGAACAAGATGGTAGCGCGGGCAAACAGAGAAGGCGTGAACGTTGACGAAACTTCATTCAATACAATATTAGAATATTCTAAATACCTACTTAAGTTATTAATGGGCGGGAAATAGTGATCAAAGCAGAAATCATATCAGCTATAGAAATATTCCTTGACGAGGGATTTTATGACCGTGAGTGGTTTGAGTACGGCGAAATAGAAAGAGCTATACAAGAAGCACAGTTTCGGATATTAGGCGAGCTTGTCAAGAAATCGGACGAAAGGGGATTAAGACCTGCTTATAGAACAGTCACTATGAAATCCGCGGACGCTCCTGGATATAATCCTGCAACTGATTTTCAATTTAACGTTGACTCCAGCGGCTATGACATTATGTATCCAAGAGGGCTTTGGGCTAGCGGAGATGGAACAAGCGGTGCTTATAACGGCATGTACAATGCTACTTATATTGACACAAACCAACTCTGGCAGCACGACACCTATACTTTATCCGGCGTAAGAACTTTCAGTGCTTATTATACCGTGCTACACACGCACGTAAGCGGTTTAGAAGACCAAGAGGTATATTTTACCGACCCGAACCATAAAAACGTCGCTACGCTCTTTTATGTGGCTAAACCGAAGACTTTCGTAGTATCGGGAACACTGCCTAGCGGAACTGCCGGCGAGTTTTATACAAGTTCGTTAATATTACCTAGGGAATACCACCATAAGATAGTATTTTTAGCGGCTGAGATATTGAACAACAGGGACGTAATGGAATACGAAAGAGCTAACATAGCGGTACGCGAGATGGGAATGATAAACAAATTCGAGGAAATGGTTAATGATTAGTTACTCGAATATGAACATGCTAGAACTAGAGACGCTGGTGTATCAGGTATTAAAGAAACTTGACAACGGCGTAAACATAGGCTGGGGAACATTTTTAAAAACAGCAAACAGAGTATTTAAATATGTCGCATCGAAAACGCTCCCTTACAAAGGGTGGGCTTACCAAAAGTATTCGTCGAACATGGCAAGCGGCGATGTTATACCTTTGGATTATATTGACAAGGTAAGATGTGTAATACATAGCGCGGATGGCAATTATAGAGAAGCCAGGTATTCGCATCCGAGGGAATATTTTATTACTACTAACGCGGACACAAGAAACAGCTTTGTACAGTCAACGGCAATTTCTCCGATATATACTTTGTTTGGAGATTTAGACACTTCGGTAACACCGAACCAACAGAGAATAAAGCTATTCTTTAGTGCGGAGGCCGGAGCGGATTACGCTACTTTGACTTACTACGGCGAACCGCCGGACATGGTAAACAAAACAGACTTAGTTCCGATACCAAACGAATACGAGAATTTGGCGATACTAGAGATAGCCGCAAGAATACTGCTATTAATAGGTACGCCTAACGACATGAAACAAATATACGACGTGATTAATCAAGAATCCTATGTGATTGTACAGAGATTATCACAGCTTAAAATATCAGAAAAGAAAGCTCTTGAGCGCAACACGCCGCAATCTTTCTACACACAAGAAGAATTAAACTGGAAAATGAATGGATGGCAGGACTTATATAGAGGAAGTTAAGAGCAGGATACACCGCTACACTGTAGCCGCTGACCTTAGCAATTTAGAAATAATGACATACGTTAATATAGTCCGCAAGACTATACAGCGTTATGTGATGAAAGCTATGCCTGAAAGGTTTGGCCGTATATATCAAACCAACATATTTCCAACAGCAGAAGATTATTTGAGTGTGAATTTTAAGAACATATTTTTATATCCGGCTCCTTTGCCAGCGAATTTCATAGAAGAAATTGTTGTTAAAGTAAACTGGACGCAGGACAGAATAAACTACTCGCGACAAGCAAGAAAAGCCGAGCATACCGAGATACACCATATAAGCATGAATAGCTGGACAACGCCGTTTATTTTACAGCCGATATACAACATAGGGCAGAGTTCTACTAATACTGATGTACTAAGCAAGAGTATATTTGTAGGCGGGCTGGACGGTTCGCAGGGAACGTTATTTAGCATAGCAGACCCGGACCCGGATACGGTTAAAGTCGAGATATGGTATTTAGCTATGCTTGACGATTTAGAGTTCGCGGATGCGGAGACGGTTTATGTAGGCGATTTGCAGGAATTAGTAATATTGCAGACGATAATGATGTGCTTGAAGAAAGCAAGCCCTGAAGGATCGTACCCGATATTGAAAAGCGACATAGACCAGCTAACAAAAATTATACAAGGCAATTATGATGCAATAATCGCCGAAAGAGAATTAAATATAGAAAGTAAACAATCATAGGTTAAGCAATGTCAACATTTAGAGAATTATATTCAGATTATCAAATTGCGCTGCGTCTATACACGGAGAAACTTCCGACAGACGAAGTAACCTTTATGCGGTCATTTACCCGCGGCATGCAGCAGTTTCAGAGGGAGACTGAGTATTTAGAGAAGAAAATAACATTTCTTAAGGCCGCGCAGGAGCCGTACTTTACGATTCCTGTTGATTATTTACGAATCATACAGATAAAAGACGTTGATGCCAATGGCAATGGGCGTCTGTGTGTTCCGATGGGGGTGAAAGAGAGGGACGCGTATAACGAAAAAATGTATAACGGGCTTTATGGTGATACAAAATTATTAGATTATCACCGCGGTTACGCCTATAATGACGACAGTACACGTTATTCAATTCACGATAACGAAATCAGGTTTAGCAAAGGCATGGAGCCTTGCGAACCTGATGAGATACTGATATTTTATAAACCGGATATTCCAGCCTTTGGCACACCGCTATGGACAGCAGGGACGAGTACACCTGTATTCAACTACTATACATATTGGGATGCCTGGTATGATCTTAATACAAATAGCATACCAACACTAGATACAACATTTCAGACTATGTTTGAGAGCACGAGGGTAAATCCTCTATTGGCTCCTTACGAACGCTGTTTTTTGATGTATGCAGTAAGTGAATATATTATGAGTGCTGGGAGTCCGAATTTTATGCAATATGAGAAAAGATATAAAGAGGAAATCGAGTTCGCTAAATTATTTCTACCGGAGTATTCTCATCATAGTTCTAGGGATTATAATATCAGCCCGTGGGCTTAGTCAAGATGTAGATACAAGGTGGATGCAAGCGGCGAAATTTATAAAGACGCAAGAGGGTTGCAGGCTTACGGCCTACACATGCTCAGGCGGTAACAGAACGATAGGATATGGAACGTCATGGGGACGCGGCAATACTAACAGAATATCACAAGAATTAGCAGATAGATTATTTTTCAATGAATTAGTACAATGCGAAAGTTATTTAAAAGACAAAATTACAGTACAATTATTCGACTACGAGTGGGTGGCTTTGGCCGACCACGTTTACAATCTAGGTTCTTTATCCACGGGTATCATCGAATTAGTAAATAACTATAAGATGGAAGAAGCGGCAGAACTAATGAGCCGATACATACACGCAGACGGCAGAGTGATCAGAGGATTAAAGATAAGAGTAAGAGCAAGAGTTGATTTGTTCTTAGGAAAAAAGAAAGTTAATTTAAAATCAAAAGGTAAACAGGATTTATTATGTACGCCAAACAAACCACTAACGTATTTAAAGGGCTTAACAGCGAGATAGCACCTGACTTAATAAACGAAGGCGAAGCAAGAGATATATTAAACTTCAGGATGAACGAAGTTGGTAAACTTGTGAACCGTAATGGTTATTATATCGGGTTAGAAAGCGATAGCGGCTATCCTTACGAGATTAGCGGTTTGGATTCGAGCGGTGTGTTGTTTAACCAATGGGAGGTTGTTCAAAGCGGTAATGGTTTGGCAGTGGCTTCCGGTATTCGCAGTAGTGCTTTTATAGACGTGACGAGCCATGTCAACAGCAATGGAATAGTTGGCCTTGGTGAATACATATTCGCGGATTACTGGGATGCTATAGATTCAGACAGAGTGATGGTGTATTTTGTGAGAGCCGGTTATGCTGACGGTTTCAGCGGAGCTTACAGTCATAAGGGGACGTACCTATTCAGCCCGACGACAGGATCGTTGGCTAACAAATTATTAGTAAGCACTAGCTTAGAGTACGGCGTTTCCGGTTTTCACTTTGAAGACGCGGCAAGAAAAGATTTTAAATGTGTCACTGTGATAGATAAAAAAGATGTAAATATTAATGGTGTTGACTTTAAGGGTTCTGAGCAGTTATACGCTCCTAATCGGGGGACGGTCAACACTATTTATATTTCGGGCAATTGTTATTTCCCTAATGGTGAGGTTATATCAGGCATACGGCCTGACCCTTGGATAAATGACTATGTCGATATGCACGAGTATAAACACAAGCTGGTTATTAGTGATAGAACTAACGGCGACTTAATGTTGGAAGATGAATATGACAGAGAGCAGTATGATGGCACGTATGGACAGGTACACGAATTAAGGCTCCGTGACAACACTTTAGACTTGTTTGACATAGATTGTGTGGAAGTTGACTTAAGATTCGACAGCGGGGCTGAAAACGACAAATACAGCGGTGTAAACACTGCCATGGGATTGTATGGCTATGAGTTTGACAAGAAGTGGACAAAAACAACGGTTGACCATTTCTCGGATACGATTAGCAACATGGATTGGCTAGAGAATGTCGGCGAAGGGATACAAGAGAGCAGAACTGCTAAAATTATAGAAGAATACTTAGGCAATGATTCATATACGACTTTCCTCAATACTTATGTTAAAGCCAAATATACTTCTGACAAGCGGCAGGTTGATTATACTATTCATCATTACAACAATACTGACTTAAAATATGTTTTCAGCAATTCGGATGTCCGTGAAGAATTTGACGATTTGTTATCTATTCCAAAATTCAAGAAAGATGAATTAGATGATTTAAAATATGCCGACAGCTATATTTGGGAAGATTATAAACTAAATTACCATCCTACTATAGGCGCGAAAGATAATTATGTTATTCCGACTGGCTACGAAGCAGACGTAACACATTATATGCTTAATGAAGTAAGCCGCGAATTTGAAAAATTAGACGGACTAAAGACACGTATAACAGAGATTAAAAAACATGGCAGATACGGCGAAGAAGTGCCTTTAGGTGTTTGGAGATACAGGTTCGTTTGGGATTTAGGCGGAGGGCAATATTCAGCACCTTCGGCGGAAATGCTTATCCCTGATATTATGTGGTCGGCTACAAAAGACGAAGACATGGTTTATAACACTTCTTACGATAGACCATTGGAGATGGGCGGTTTAAGGAGCGGCGAACCATACCATTTGAGCCAATTCACAGAACCAAAAAGCGGTTACGTTGGATTAACAAACGACGCGTATTATAATCCGTATCCAAAATTCTTTGAGAACAACGATACTGAATTGAGCGACTTTGGTCAAAAATTCTACGACTTAAAGCAACAGATGTACAGCGGCATGAATCATAGATTTGCACCTGATGCAACAAATTATGATATATCTGGTTGGACGCACGATGAAAAAGGTGAATTAAGTACACTTATCACAGGCGTGTCAACGCCGTATGTCAAATACAATGGAATTTTTTACGAGGCTGTTTCGTTATGGGACGACGATGACGACGATAGCCCAGAAATAAGCATTTATGAAGATAGTAAATTTTATAACAGAGCGCAGATAACAGAGAGCAACGCAGATGTTTACACTTCTGTACACAGCTTATATCTGCCAATATTTAAAACCGAAGGTAAAAGCGTTACATATAATTCTTTGTGCGATGTAGATGGTAGAGTTAGATTAGCTTATGCGAATGACGATGTCAGAAAATATGAAATAGTCACAGGTGGAACAAATGCCGGATTTGGGTATCATTACACGATTGATCACTTTCCGCGCAATATATATGAAGCGATGGCGTTGCGGTTTCCTGATTCGATTTGGGGTAAATATTATAACGTACCAGATAATGATTTCTATTTTAATTTATTAGGCGTAAGTAACGCGGATAGAGACGATGACTGGAATAATAAAAATCCTATAGTAAGCGGAGCGTATGATTTTAGGCCTAATACTTCGTTAAGGATAGTTAAAGAAGATTCTGAAGATTTAATGAATACGGATTTGGCTATTCAAACTCAAGCGCGAAACAGATTAATACAAAATGGCATTATAAATATTGAAATTAACCCGCCACAAATGGATATATACTCAGAAAAAATCTATATACATGGGGATATGGATTCTGCGAAAATAGCTGTTATGAGCGGCGATATGTTTGCTTATGACATGGCTCGTTTAGATTATACAGGAACGCTATATGACGTTAATATTCATTATAATTTATTAGGGGATAAGGAATATACGGGGTTTAATCATAGAAATTTCGGCGACAATCTTACTCTTGAAAACTACTTCGCGGGTACACGCTTAATGTTGCCGGAACAATTGACAGCAGTATTCCCAAGTTCTGTGTTATTCAAAGCACCAAGGATAGGATTTAAAATAGAAAATGCTAAGGTTCCTGCCCGCGCTAAGAGATTATTGATATTTAGAACATTAAGTTCACACAACAACGACTACCAGCCAACACAATACGGCTTAGTAGAAGAAGTGCCTATCAAACGCGAAGGTGATATAGCTATAACAGAGATGTTAGACAAAACTAACTATTCCGGTTGCTATTACTTCGATAAAATCAAAGACGAAGAATTAGATTTTAGTGTAAATATATCAGATTACGACGGCTTAACAGACCCATTAAAATCAAGGTTTAATGTAGCGTTGAACGAGCGTATGTATTATGCAAATTTAGAGGAAACATATTCTCCAAAGCCAATCCGCAAACACGAATTAGAAAGCGGTATAAGCGGCTACGGCGACTTTATGTATCCTGACACGCATTACGAAACATTTATGTGCACAGCTTCCGGCGATGACGGATTCGAAGGAAATAAAATAGTTAAATATAGATACCTTTATAAAGATAATACGGGTGTGTATTCAGATTACAAAGAAACGAGCCATATAGAAACCTCGGGCGTACACCAATCGGGCACGGTTGATAAATACGCGGTAGTATTATATACTATTCCAAGCAAGTACGACGACAGCATAAAAGAAGTAGAAGTCTACAGAACAAAGCCTACGGCAACACTTCCACAGCCTGACGAATTTTTCTATGTCGGCAAGGTAGAACCTGATGACGAAGGTATATTCGTAGATGCGGGATTAACCGGTAAACAAGCAATGCCTGTAGTACAACGCGATGTTCATAACTATGAATCTGCTTTTAGATACTCGGAAGCATTTTTACCTGACAAAATCAAAGCTGACGCTTTTGGACAAGTAAAAGAAGGCGACGGCGACCAGGTGACTGGGCTTGCGAGTTTATACGGCAACTTAGTAATATTCAAAGAGAACTCTACGCACAGAATGGCAGTACAAGGACGCCAGGAGCCTATAAGTAGAACGGATGAGCTAACACCTAATATAGGATGTATAGCACCTAATACGTTGATAAATATAGACAACGTGTTGTATTTCCTAAGCTGGGAAGGTTTGATGAGATATGATAATAACCAATTCTCAAAGATAGACGGCAAGTTCAACGAAGAATTACAGTTTAGATTACAGAACGCGAAAGAGAAAATCAGAGACGCGTCGTGCGCTTATAATCCTACGACAAGCGAACTGTATTTGAATATACCGATTGGCTGTAATTTAGGCGATAGCGACACTCACGATACAACTATAACGTACTTTGACAATAACAGCAAATTTAAGCACGATAAACGGCTTTTAGGGCACGTTTATGTAGTAAATTTGTTACACCAGTACGCTACAAAGTATTCTTATCTTAATACAGGAGATGTCAGCAACGAGCTGGCAGGCAATTATCCTATGCCACCTTTTGTCACTACAGCAAACGATTCGCAACAGGTATTGAGAAAATACTTTACTAATAGCTTGGGCGAACTTAGAAGCGCGGATATACTTCCGAAATTATACGGCAATTTCGATATATCGGGCGTGCCGTATTCTTCGGGCGAGAGATATAAAACAGCACAATTTTACATAGAAACGCCTTACAAAGCACCAGAGCTATATAAAGGGACTGATTCTGTGCTTTACAATAACGCTGATTACGGCAAGAGCGGCAATTATGAAACATTAGTGGCTAATGAGTTTCCACATAAAATAGAGTTCCCGATTAAGAATATCTACAGAAGTAAATTCTATGATATGAATAACGGGACTGTAAACAAGAGAATCAGAGATAACAATTTTGATATATACAGCGAAGGCTTTATAACGATTAAGACTTCGACTGAGAATAACTATGATAAATACTTTAATAAGATAGAACACGAGGGATTCTTGGGAGCGACTGATTACGCTGTAGGCAAAGAGGACTTTAATCCTACGGTTGATTATGCTTCAGGAACTTATTACGAAGGCTATCCAGGGAAAAGAACTATAAGCGGGACGCACGACAACTTTATCAGAATAGTAAACGAAACTCCGAGAATGGGCTTAGACGCTAACGGATTATATAAAGTTGACGACAGACCGGCGAAGGGGAAACAGTATCATATAGATATTGAGACAGAGGGATATACATACTTAGCAGAATACAATTTTTATTGGCGAATGATTCATTCACATATAAGGTAGAGAGATGGCAGGTTTTTATCCCGAATGGGAAGACACGAACGATAGCGCGGCGAATACCGCGAACAATGGATTCTATCCGCCGATGGGCGACCCAGGGACAGGGAACCAAGGAACTATCCCGCCAAACAATAACATACCAGGGAATTATGGTACAAAATCAAGTGCTGTAGATGCTGGTGTGTTGGGTCAAGAATATTTTGATGATGATTACGAATATAAATGTACTAAAACCGGAACAGCCGGAAATGCAATATGGAAAAAGCAACCACTTATGAGGACATAGAAATGGGACGTAAAAGTTTAAAAAAGAAAATAGAAGAGATGGAAGCGGAGTTACAACGCTTGACCATTATAGCAGAAGAAAATAGATTGGCGACTAAAGAACAGATTATTGAACTCATAGGCGAGAAATACTTCTGTGGCATAGTAATTAAAAAAGAAGGACTGTTGGACATATTGCGTATGGCATTAGAAACCAAAGACGATGTAAAAGTGAATTTTGAATTGTATGATATAGAGAAAGAGGAAGAATAATGGCATTAGTTCAATATGACGTGGTACTTACGCAAAATGTGGCGGCGGCAGGCACAGAATTTAGCGAGAAGATAATCCACTTAAACAAAGGCAGTTTGCTATCGGCAGACACTAACCACGTACCAACGGTATTAGCCGTAGGCACGGACACTTATATATTAGTCGCGGATAGCAACGAAGCGACAGGATTAAAATGGGTTGCTGTATCAGGTGGACACACGCAGAATACAGATACAGGAACCACGAGCAATACATTTACGATAGATAGTGATTCTTCAACAGGGAAAATAGTTCTTGACGTAGCGCTAAACGCTGGTGAAGACCACACAATGACAATAACAAATGCTGTTATGACGGCAGACGTGACATTGACATTGCCGGCGGTAACGGGTACTTTAGCGACACAGGCTTACGCAGATGGTTTGTTTGCTTCTAATGACGCAATGATATTCAAAGGAACAGTAGGTACGGGTGGCACGCATACGATAGTTGCTTTTAACGCATTGGCTACTTACGATACAGGTTGGACGTATAGAGTAATCGAAGCCGGCACTATAAAAGGCAAGGTATGCGAGATAGGCGATTTGGTAATGGCTATAGTAGATAGAGCTGGTTCAAGCAATGTTGACGCTGATTGGACGGTAGCACAAACTAACCTGGACGGCGCAGTAATTGGTGCAGCAAGTGTAACAGATAATAACATTTGTCAATTTAATGGTACGACTGGTAAACTAATTGAAGATTCTGGCTTATCTAATACTGATGTAGCAAGCGCAATATCACTAAAACACGCTGCCGTAACAGTAAGCGCAGGTGGTGGTTTAGTATTATCTACTCAAGTATTAAGTATGTGGAGTGCGGCACCGGCAGCTTATAATTCGGATTGCTCGGCAGTAGGCATAATGGCTTACGATGGCAACTATTGGTATATTGGCGTAACAGCAGGTTCCGGCGGTTCGGGCAGATGGTCACGTTCCGTAACAGCAAAAAATTGGTAAACTATAGGTAACAAATGGCAGACAATAACTTATTTGTATTCAAAAAGGCTAATGACGGTAGTTTTACAGAAGTAATAATAGCCGAGGGTAGTGCTAATAACGTATTGACTACGAATGGTAGTGGTACGTGGACGTGGGCAGCACCTGCGGTGGCTGAGAATTTGGCGTTATCCGCAATGCCAGGCGATTTATCGGCTGTAGGCATAAGAACATCACTTTCAAAAGGGGAAACCATAGCCGCAGGTGCGCCGGTATATATTGGTACAGACAGCAAAGTTTATAATGCCGATGCTAATGGTACTGGTACATATCCTGCGCGAGGTGTTAATTTAACGAGCGGTGTTAGCGGTGCGCCAGGGGATATATTGCTTGAAGGCATATATAGAAATGACACATTGTATAATTTCACTATCAACTCTCCAATATATTTAGGTATTACCGCAGGCGCTATACAACAGACATATCCTTCAGGAGAGGACGAAGCAGTACAGAATTTAGGTTGGGCTGTAACCGCGGACAGTTGGTATGTAAAACCTTCATTAGACTATATAATATATAAGGTATAAAAATGTATAAAGCAAAAATATTAGATGTCCGCGAAGAAAACGACCAAGTGAAATACTTTGTTGAGTATTCGGACGGAGCAAAAGTAGAAATAAAAACTTATAGCTATGTAATGGCTAACGAAATAGACTGTGCTACACACGGCATAGACGCAAAAATAGCGGACGAAATAGAAAAATTGAATAACCCAGAGGTGGATGATGAACTTATATAAGGCAACTGTTAAAGATATAGTAATAAACAATGACCAAAAATCGGCGATAATAAAAGTAGAATTTTCAAACGATGTGAATACTTTTGAAAAGGAATATAACTTTACGCTTACCTCTGTAGGATTGGAAGGTATAGAATTAATTCCTGATATAGAGGCGAGCTTTAATGCTACTTTGGAGAATGAAGTTAATCGCATTAACGAATTAAAAGCCGCTTTCCCTTCACTTGTCACCAAAATAGGCAAAACCTATGGCAATTAGATACTGTGATTGGACAAACGGACAGGATTTCACCCTAAAAAGGGACAGAACGACAGCTATGGCAAATTGGTCGGCAGGCACCACTTATGGTTTAGATGCTTTAGTGTACGACGGTGTTGCGGCTCCAAATGCCAAAGTCTATAAATCTTTACAAGCGGTTAATCTTAATCATGCTTTATCTGACGGCGCTTGGTGGGTTTGTGTAGCTGATGGCACATATTCTTTGCCATATCAAAGTATAACAGACGCTTCGGCTGGCAGGACAGGCAACGACGAAGTAAGAGTTGCGAAAAGTCCCGATAATGCCGCTCTTTCGGGTACGCTTACTTTCACGCTTAATTCTACTACTTTGACAGGTTCTGGTACAGCATTCACAACAGAGCTTGCTATTGGTGATTTTGTATTAGGTGCGGATTCAGTACCTTATGAAGTAATTACTATATCGAGTAATACTGCGGCAGTGCTGTTTGCGAAATATCCAAGTTCTACCCAGAGTGGTGTTGTTTGTGTTAAGGTTGGTATAACAAGCACAGGAGCGGCGGCGTCAAGCTCAACACAAATACAAGTTATTAGTTCAAGCGGTACAAGTTTAGCCGCACCGCTTTACGTTTCGGGTGGTTGGGATTTGAGCACGCAAACGCAAACAGGTGTAACGAACTTTAAACAGATGCACGGGACGTTTGCTAATAGATATGGATATGGATT